AAAAAAAATATTGAAATATTTATGGTGAATATGCAAAAAAAACTATTAAATAGGCATTAATTCGCAAAAAAATAGTTATCTTTGCATTATGAATGATTATCAAAATATTGCATACTTTGCTATTGTTTACAATAAAACGTGCAAATTTCGTGCAAATAAAGGAGATACATACTTATGATTAAGATTTCAATTAAGTTGGATAAAAGGAGGCGATTGAATAGCGGCAGATTCCCTTTGAAGTTCAAAGTGGCAAGGAAAGATAGTGCCATTTATATTCCCACAGGCTATGAGCTGAAAGAAGATGAATGGGATGCTAAGAATGAGAAGGTGAAAGGAATACCCGAACAGAGAGTTATCAATATGAAGCTTATGAAAAGGATTTCCCTTCTTAATGATAAGATAGTGCAATTGCAAGAAGAAGGCAAACTGCGCTACTTCTCTAATAAGAAGCTATCACTTTATCTGTCTAACGAAGAAGATAAAACCGATTACGAGAATCATCTTTTCAAAACACAGATGGCAGAATTTCTATCCAAGAAAGAAAGTGAGGGAACTAAACGCATATATATCGCAGCAGAAAACAGAATAAAAGATTTCTGTGATTATGATACATTAAGGGTTGAAGATATAGATATAGACTGGTTGGATGATTTCGTTGATTTTCTAAAGATAAAAAATTGCAAAAACACCATTGCTATGAGATTAAGGATTATCCGAACCATCTTAAACTATGCTCGCAAAAAAGGTGTCCTTAAAGAATATGTTTTTAATATGTATAGTATTAAATCAGAAGAAACAAGGAAACGCTCATTAACTGTTGAGCAGTTAAGAAAATTGCATGAAGCAAAGTTATCACCTATCCGTTCTAAACATCGTGATATGTTCTTTCTTATCTTCTATCTAATGGGTATCAATGTTAAAGACCTATCGAAATTAGAAAAAATAGAAAACGGCAGAATCTCCTATCGCCGCTCAAAAACGGGAACGCTATATAATATAAAGGTAGAACCTGAGGCTATGGAGATTATTGAACGATATAGAGGGAAAGAGCATCTTATCAAGCAATTCGATAGAAAAGCATCGTATCTAAGCTTTGACCAAGCCAATAATAGATGTCTTAGCAAAATCTGCAAAAGTATAGGAATACCCGAAGTAACTACTTATTGGGCAAGACATACCTTTGCTACTATTGCTTATGAGATTGGTATCAGTATGGATATTATTGCAGACTGCCTTGGGCATAAGAATAGCCATAGAATAACCTCTATATATGTGCGAAAAGACCAACAACGGATTGATGAAGCCAATCGAAAGGTTATTGATTATGTTCTATATAACAAGAAGGGGTAGAGCTTTCGCCCTACCCTTTCTTATTATTCTATTACTTCCAAATACTTTAACTTTGCGAATCGGTATGAGTTATATGTTTTACCAAGCGTTTTATACACCTTAGATGTGAAGTACAGAATGCAGCCTGTATAATTATCGAATCCTAAGATGATATACTTATCTTCAATATACCCTGCTACGTATGCGCCAATATCCTTACCTTTATAAAGAACTCGCTCACCAAGATGAGCATAGAAAAATTCCTCGTTTGTCATACGCTATCGCTATTTTAGTTCATCAAAGTCAAGCCACTCAATCTTTTCGTAACACTCGTACAGAACTTCTATACGCTGTGTTCCGTCTCCTCTAGTGACAAGCCATACGTCATCACTCATCGCTCCATAGTGAAGAGCAGTAGGATTTACGCCACCTCCACTATATCGGAACATTACCCACTTTTTTAATGGTGGCTTCTCTTCCTTTAGGTCGTGCCATAATGATGCAGCATTCACGTAAGGAACGTTTTCTGTGTTACAATCAGTAACACCAATCTTTTCTGTACTGAACGTTACCCCGTTCAGCTCATTGTAATCTACCTCATCTTCATTGCTACAGATATTGAGATAAATCTTCTTAGGTAAATTCTTTATTTTCATATCCCTTAAACTTAATTTATGAATATTTACCAATTCCAAATGTCAGCGTATCTTTCATCTGGTGGTGTCTTAATCTTTGGAGATATAGGAGTATTGCTGATAACACGATGGTCGCAACTTCCTGTACTTCCACTAGTAAGTGGCTCTCCGTTACAGACTAATCTATATTTACATTCATCACATTGTATGTAATTCATATCACTTGAATTTAATGATAAAAAACTCGGTATCAAGCCATTTATCGGGGCATAAGCCTTCCTTAGGCTTGCCGATACTAATGCTCTCTATCTCCTTCTCAATTCGTGGACTATCCTTGCGGTAGCCGTTGATGAAGAGGACGTGTGTGTAAGGAATAGCCTTGTAATATGGACTATTGATGCAATAGTTAGCCATTTCGGGGCTAATACTATCCCAGTTTTTAACGCAATGAGTGGGTATCTTCTCGTTGGTACAAGTATCTTCATTCCATAATAAGAAAAGGCGTTTTACCCAATATCCTTTTATTGTCCGATACTCTTCATTCTTTCTTCCGTCCGCAATCATGTCGAACCATTGCTTGCTGACGGTGAGGGTCAATACTTTCTTTTCCATCCTTACACCTCCTCCCAGTCTGTTGCGAGAATAGTCTCAGGAAGTAACCATAAAACTGGTGCAGCTCTTCCTACGCTATTATACATTAATGCCTCTGAACCAAGATAGTTCTTATCAATGTATGCGTATGTGCCGTCCGCAAAAATCTTACGTCTCACTTTCTTCCCCTCCTTCATTCTTCTCAGAGCCTCCGAGAAGTCAAATGTTTCCTTGCTCATTATAATTTTGCTTTAAAGTTGTAAATTGGTTTAATAACATCTATCACATCAACCGTAGGTTTTATTAGCTCAACAATCTCTTCTGTTGATTTATATGCCATAGGTGCTTCGTCAATCGTCTCTTCGCATACAGAACTAGAATAGATGCCATTCATTTCATTCTTGTAAGAATCCATAGATAACTCTTTCTTCGCTTGCGTACGAGACATCAATCTACCTGCTCCATGTGGGGCAGAGCATAGCCAATCTTTGTTACCTTTTCCCTTGCAGATAAGAGAACCATCACGCATATTCATTGGGATAATGACTACCTCATCCTTTTTTGCACTGATAGCTCCTTTTCGCAATATGCCCTTGTCTGTATCTATATAGTTGTGAATGGTTGTAAAAGAATGCTTGTCTGAATTTGGGTCAATATCCACACCTAGAGCATTGACGAGTCTGTTAGCTATAATTCTTCTATTATGCTCGGCATATTTCTGAACTATACGCATATCATTTAAGTAATCATCAAGCAAATCGCCCTCCAAGTAAGAAAGTTCCTTGCTAATATCTCTAGTACCTAACAACTTGATAGCACTCTGTATTTCCTTTTCTCTTCCTTCGCTTTTCAACTTGGCAATAACCTCCGACTTATCGGCTATTTTCTTACGACAATACTCGTAGGCAAGTTTTTGGTAATAGTTGCATACCCTAACACCAAGGTTTCTACTTCCTGTATGTATCACAAGAAACTTCTCTCCTTCTTCATTTGCATCTAACTCAATAAAGTGATTGCCACCGCCAAGACTTCCAACAGAACGATATACTATTTCCATGCTGTCAAGACAATCCCAAGCACGGAATTTGCCAAACATATTGCCGTCAACTAATCCATGTATGTATGCAGAAGCTTCTTCGTTGATATTGAAACCAGATGGAATCAACGTATTGACTGCTTCGTCAAATTTCTGTAGATTAATATTAACTTTACCAAGTCTAACGACTTTCATTCCGCAACCTATATCTACTCCTACGGTGTTAGGAACTACTCTTTTGTCCAGCTCTATCACCGTACCAATAGTACAGCCTTTACCTGCGTGACAATCTGGCATTATTCTTATTTCACAACCAGAGTAAGCATCGCTATTGGATAGAACTTCTATCTGCTTGATAGCTTCATCTTCTATTGTCTTTGCGAAAATCTTTGTAAACTCATTCATATCTTGTTCGTCTAAAATTATTCGTTTCTCCATACACTATTTTTCCTTTCCGTAATACTTTTCTGATAAGCCATTGAATCGCTCATAGTTCGGCAGTTTTGGAGAGATTTCAAATTTCATAGTTGTAACATCATATCCTCTATCAGTCATTTCTTTGACAAACTCTTTGGTGAAGACCTTATCGAAGAGATAATGAGCATCTGTTTGTGTCATAAACCCTAGAGGATGATAAGCACCAATGCAGTTCTCTTTCTTATCCCAATATGCCGTTAGCTTATCTTTCTTTTTAAGAATCATACGCTACTTCTTTTTATCGAATTTATTACCAACAATTGACCATTCAGAACAGTGAGCAATAGCTGTAAAAGAAAAATTAATATTCCCAGTAACATCTGAACATTTAAAACCACATAAAGAATCATCCCATTTTACTGTGGCTACCCTTTCAAAGTGTGGGCTACTTATAATATCACCTTCCCAAATCTCATTTCCTTCACAATCTTTCAACCCTGTGAACATACAGACTGTAGAAGGGTCAACGTCAGTTATACCATCTTTTATATGGTCTCCTCCTATACATACCCTATTCCCAAGACGTACTAAATCGCCCTCAAACCATTTTCCTGAGTTGAGCTGCTTAGCCTTGAATTTTATGTTTTTTATTTTCATAAGCTATTCATATAAAATTGTTATTCTTTTACTTTTATCTACCTTCAATATAGCTTCTTCTGCTTTATCAATCGAAGAAAACAAATAGTCTGGGCAAAGGTTATATGCACCATAATCCCAATAATGGATAAGTCCAAATAACAATGAATGTCTCTTATCTACACGATAAGCAAGGATTGGATTATCCTGAGAATCGTAATGTATGCCTCTAACAGCCTTGCTTTTACGATACATATCTACTATTCTATATGTTGCCATAACTATTTTTTCTTTAAAGGTATACACTCCATTAATGACCTCACCCCATCGCACACAGGACAATAGTGTTTACCATCAATCATCTTCCAGTTTGAGAAGTCTTCAATATCAGTACTTTTGTCGTGGAATAGTGCAGAGCAAGTATCTGTACCGCCAAATACTTCTCCGCATCTATCGCAAACAATCTGATACATTGTAATCGGTCTATACATAAGCTATTTCTCCTTTCCGTATAAAAGTTCAACACTCTTTCTTAGCACTGCCTCTATATGGTCTCTTTCGAGGTCTCTAGGCTGTCTAAGAAGCCATTCTATATCTCCGTCTATCAATTCTTGATAGGCTCTCCTTGATACTCCCATAACTATTCCTCCACTTCTACGCCAAATGGAGTGCCATCGGCAAAGGTATAGTCTCTTAATACCTCCTTGTAGTTATAAGGTTTATCTTCAATACCTATGAAAAAAAGTTTCCCAAGAGCCTTGCATACTAAAAACTTTTGTGTGTCCTTATCCTTCACCCACCCAAACGGCTGATGCTTTTGCATCTCTGCCCAGCACTCTTCTGCGTCCTTGAAAGGGCGGTAGGTAGACTCTGGCTTGATGCGATACTCTGTATTATTCCAAAACTCAATCTCTGTCATTTCCGTCCAATTATTCGGAACACTTGTACCTTTTATGGCACTCGGTTTTCTTCTTGTTTCTATTATCTTGCCTTCTGCAAAAGCTTGCAAGAAAGGATAAAATTCTTTAGCTTCAATTCTATTCATAGCTTTAATAATTTAGTTAAATACTTATCCATACTATAATACACTATCTGAGTAATAGTGTATACATAGAATGATTCACATTCTTTAGTTTCTTTCACTCGTAATATAGTACTTCCTGTTATTACCCATATTGCTGGTATGATTAAAGGCAACAAAGAACCTTCAATTACGAATACTATAGTACATATAGGAATCATAAGTAACACATATACTAATCGCTTCAAGATTTTCATATCAATCCTCCAACTCTATGTTATTTTCTGCTGCGTAGCCATCTTGTGCTTCCTCGCAAAACAAACCTTCGCAAAGCCAACCTATGCCGATGTTATATTTTGAAATAATGTTCTTGTTGCAATACTCACAGATAGCATCGCCGAATTTATTTTGTAATTCTTCTCTTGTCATAATAGCCCCAAATCCATTAATTTCCATTTAGCATATTCTTCTGCTACACTAGGCGCACTCAGTGCATGCATAGCCAAAAGATAGCCTTCGCAAGACGTTATATATTTTCCGAAAGCATTACGATAATCTAAATCTTCCTTCATGCTTTGTATTACGGATTCTTTACTCATTGCTTATCCTCCTTTGCCTTAAACATAGGGTCATCTTGCCACCAACTAACATATTTGCCTGTAGCAAGGTCTTCCTCTATTGGTTCTGTTTTATCAATTTCCAAACATGCAAGTATAACACATTGTGCTTTTGTTCTTGCATTTGCAAATCCACCAGAAGGAAGTATAGCCTGCCACCCGATATTATCAACTCTTAATATTATTGGCGAGTGGTGTTTGTAATATAATTGGTACATTCCGCTTCTGATTCTTTCTGTTTTTATTCCTGATTGTCTTATCATCCCTTTTCTTCTTTTTACCCTCTCCTGTAAAAGGGAGAGGGTGGTTAGTTACTCTGTTACCATTTCAAAAGCTTGCGCTCGTAGGCTTCCCATTGTCATAGGCATTGCCTTAATTGCTTTTGTTTCTGTGTAATGTTTTATTTCTTTGTTCATAGTTTTACCTAGTTAATGTTATTCATCAATTTCAAAACTCCATTGTTCCATATCAAACACTTCTTTTAGCTTTTCAATGACTTCATAAAAGTCATCTTTGGAACGTAACGCTGTGCCACAATCGCCAACTTCTGAGTATTCATAATGTCCCATATCTCTTTGTATCATTTCCTTCGTTAAAGGAACGCCAATATCAAATGCAAGGGAACGAGATTCACTCGGAATATCTATTGCCTTGTCATCTACATCTGTAATATATCCACTGATATAATGTGATGCATCATTGACATCTGTGTTGTGAATTGCTGAATATGCCTTACAGAAATAATGACAGGCTCCTCCACATAACCCGATAAAAGTTGAAATTCTAAAACGTAACACACGCTTACCATTTTTACGGCTGGCTTTTGTAACATAGTCAACCACATTTTTATTGAAAAAATCTAATGATTGAAACCTAAACCCCTCACCAATAGTTGCCGGTAATGGGAATGGTCCTTCAGTAATATCGTACCCACTTTCAAAAAAAATGTGCTGATTCAGCCAGCTTACGATTTCTTCGTCTGTTTTTCTAGCCATTGGCTGACTTAACATAGCTTTTAACATATCACTTATATTTATGTCCTATAAGGACGGTTAGTTACTAAATCTCATCAAACTCTTTCTGAAATCTCTGTTTTGTTTCATTCAGAAGCTGCTTGAATTTTGTTTTAAACTCTTCATCACACTCTGAAAGCCCACAAATAGCATCAGCAAGACTACTACGCATTGATTTTGGAGACAAATTTAAGAGTTCATTTACTTTAGGAATTAAACTCTTGGCTAAGATGTTTGCTCTTTCTAATTTTTCTGTATTCATGTTACTTTTTATTTATATCAATTACAGGATGGTTATTACTCTACTACTTTCTCAAGGGAAAAATAATCAATTCCCCAAGCTTGGTTTACGTCTTTGTAAGGTTCTCCGTTTTTCTTTATTTTTCGGATAAAAAAATGAACCTTGATTTCATTCTTGCCAAGAGACATGGCTCTTTTTAGACGTTCTATGATAAAGATATTGCCATTTTTATCTTTCACTTTGTCACCTTCTTGAAAAGGTAACAAACTAAGAAAGTCGTTCATTATACCATTCTGCTTTTTGCGAAGCTCTAATATTTGTGAATCCATCATCTTTAAACGACCTTCTACATTTTGTAATTTGTTGTATAATTCTATTTCTGTCATATTACTTCTATTTATATCCCATAAGGGATAGTTAATCAATCTTCTTTATACTATCGACTTCCCAACTATAAATTAAGTATTCTCGGTTAGAACGAGTGCCATCTTTCTTGGGAATATTAACTCTAACCTGAATCTTTCCATTATAATAACCATTGCTATTACATGGAACTAAACTAACAATCCAACAAATATCAAATCTTGAGCATCTTACCTTGTCGTTAACCTTGAAAGGAAGACTTTTGATATATTTATTCACATCAGAATAAATCTGATAATTGGCATTACGAATGATGTCTTTCTGTATTGATACCTTTGCTTCTAATTCTTCTTTTGTCATATCTTTAAAATTATGCCCGAGGGCGGTTAGTTACTTTAAATAATTATTTTTAATTTTATCTGGTAATTGAATTGAATTTGAAATGTTCTACGTATAGGATAGCCTTGATTTACATACGTCTTCCCAAGATAAGCAGTAGTTGCAATACTTGCATATCCTAAATTACCATTGCTCTCATAACAAGTTACATCACAATTATCATATACTGTGTCTATATCTGCTATGATTTTTCTGAGTTCTCCTAATTTCATATCTCTATACTTTTAAGTTAACAACTTATTCTTATAATTATTATACACATCACATGGAAGAGTACAATAACAATATCTCGAATCTGATTCTTGACACTCTTTATATTTATTAAAAGGACACTTTGCCATACCTACACCTCCATTTTGTGATTAATATTCAAGCTAAAGAAAATGTGCTGTAACTGATGAACAAAGTTAATACTAGCAAGATTGTGTCTGTCTAGACCTACGCACACCAAGAACTCACCCAAAGTTATTATATCTTTTGTTATATACAGATAAGCTCTTTTTGTTGGCAATTTATACCAATCATAGCCATCGTTCTTCCATCCGTTCTTCTCTAGAATCTCTGGAGTGAGAGGAATCGGAACAATATTATCCTTATCAGCATATTGAATTTCTCCATTTGGGAACTTGATTTGGTATGAGAGTACTTCATTTTCGTTTTCCGTACCAATTACCTCAACGATATATTTCTTTACACCTACATATACAGAGATAAAATCTCCTGGAATGTATTCTAGCTTATCCATACGCTTTACTTCATTAACCTAAGTTCTTTCTAGCCCAAGCTTCTGCCTTTGGCTTAGTCTTGAACTGTTTGTTTTTTACTTCATGCCAAACTCCATAAGGAGCGGTTCTATACTCGATGAGAAACAAACCTTTCTCAATTTTGACTATTCTATATTCAAAATACATACGCTTATATTTTTAAATTGCTATCTAATTGCAAGCCAAAAAGAATATGTTGGAGTTCATCTACACATTTTATCATAACAGTATCGTCTTTTCCGTCATTGAAAGATACTCCGATAATTCCCAAGAAATTATTATATCGCAAAGTGAAAGGGTATTCTTGGTGTTTATACCACCTATGCCCAAAACATTCTCCTTCTGAGCGATAACATGTCCATCCATTCTTTTTAAGAAACTCTTCCCAAATATGAACGTGCATAATATCATTTTGACAAATTTTGCCCAAGCTTTGCCCATCAATAACTTTCAAGTCGTAAGAATAATCTATATTGAACGGATAGATGCTACAGACAATACAAATAAATCCGTGACTATAAACTATATCACCCACCATATAACGAGGTGGTTTCCTAAATTCTTTATGTGCCATACGCTTTACTTTTCTAAAGATGAATATATCCATTTACTTCACACAGAACCTTTTCTAGCAGGTTCTTTAGAATCTTCAATTCATCATTTGAATATGTAGCTATAGGATAACCATCAAGGGTAGTTTCGCCAAAGTAGCCACGACTTATCTTTAATGAGTGTTTATTCTCTTTCATTTTCTTTGCCTTTTACAATATTGTACACTTGTTTTAACTCATCTGTTGATAAGCGTTTGAAATCAAAAGAACTGATAGCGTAGACGAGAGTATTACGAAGATTCTCTTCTTTAACATCTGATATTTCCTTTTCTGTAGGAACAGATATAATTTTCCTATTCCAGCTATCGCCACCATATTGCCAGCCAGAATCTCTCCTAAATCTAGCGTTATTAGCAATAATTTGAGTTTTTGTCACTTTATCAACCTTGGCGATACGTCTATAATACCTACTTATAACTAGAACATCATCACCAACCACCAAATCTTTAAGCTCTTTCATTGCTTCCTCCTTTCTTTTTAGGAACGTACTCATCTAACTCATCGTCAAACTCATAGCAGTCTGGGCAGTAGTGCTTATCGCCTATCTCTGCCCATTCGCTTTCCATTGCTTGCTCTTTTGCAGTTCCTTCGTCCAACCAAGCCCCGATGCCATTAAACTCATCAATGAAGGTCTTTCCACATCTGTCACAAACGACAGAGTACATAGTAACTGTCTTAATCATGGTTGCCTCCTTTCGTAATTAAGTCAAACAACTCTTCTACGAATATCCAATCAGACAAATGGAATATATTGACTTGCTCTTCCCACATTTCTTTATATGTATCGCAAGTGGTTTTATCAAGCTCATCGTTCATATCGTAGAGCTTTCTATTACCGAATTCTTTTGAGAACGCAAGAACCTTTCCGTTGTCGTTACGTGGAACTTCGCTAGCAGGGTGAAACATGTCCTTCAATAGCTCATTGATACCCCACTTAGCACCTAGTCCAATGGCTTCTTTGATGTCCTCTTTGTAGAACATTTCTTCCTTTTCATCATTGTTGAAGACTATCTCTTCACCATTAAGCAAGAATCTATCCTCGTAGATTTCTTCCTTTGCAGCTTCTATTTTATTATCATCATTCATAATCTACCCTTTCTTTTTCTAAGTTCTAACATTCTCCTCGTTCTGCGGCTTTCCTTGCCACTAGGAGGGTTGCCAACAAGTTTTACTTCTGAGATTTCATAATTCTTATAGATGGAAGTTTCTTCATTGAGTGCCTTAACTACTTCTTCTATCAAGGCTTCTTTAAGTGATACTCTAGTTGGTGTTACAATTATCTTTGCATCGTTTCTAATCATTGCTCACCTCCTTCCCATTCATCGGTAGTACCCACGAGGAGCTTAGTCTGGTCGTTATAAGGAAGGATAATTAAGTTAACCAAATCTTCATCTATAGACATACCCATTGGAGTAGCACCATACTCATCAACATAAGAAACGAAACTTGCTTGCCATATAGAGCCTTCACAATTCCGTATCTTCCAAATACATCTGTCGAATGGCTTAAACTCAAAGTAAGCAGACATCTACGACTAATTTTCTCAAATAACATTTTTGTATCTCCTATATTTAAACGTTAAACAAAATCTTAGTTTTTTATAATCTAATTATATACCACGATAGAAGCGAAGCGAGCCGAAGGCGAGCCTTCCATTACCTCATAGGTATTAGCATACACCCTACAGACTACCCCTCCCTTGATATAAGTATAGTTATTGAGTATCATATCCTTTATATAGTCAATAGAGGATAAAAAACGTTTTTCTATGTTTCTGTATTTGCATAAAATCTCGTTTTTGACCGCGAATTTTACCAAATCAAAAGCTTTTTGTACGCTTACGCTTAACTTCTCAGCTATATACTTATATGATATACCATTCTCTCTAAACTTATCGCCGTAGCCAAAACGATTACAAACCTTCTTAGCCGCCTTCAACTCTTTTAAGCCTTTAGGGTGCTTAGACTGCTGAATCATTTGCTTAGCGTAATTCTTTCGATTCTGTACATCAATGATAAGCATAGCAGATAAGGTATCTTCTATGAACTTTACATTCTGTGCATAGGCATTCTTTTTAGAATCATTCCTTGAAATAAACTCGATATTAGGAACGAGGACGTTCCTGTGAGAGGTATGACTTTTTAGAGACTTGAAGACGAGGCAACGATTATTCTTGCCCGTGAACTCAACCAAGCCCAGAGCCTTCAATGTATCAATACGCTTGCGGACAGCACAGGCACTTACTCCCGTGATTTCGTGAAGCTTATTGATGCTCCATCTTTGCACGGCAGAAGACTTGACCCTTGTCTTAATGAAAAGGGAAAATGCAATTGCCTTCCTTAGTTCGGGATTGCAATACATATCGTTCAATATCTTTCTGCGTATCTCCATTTTACAGATGCTTTAAAAAGTCAAGAGCAGCAAAGAAATGGGGATTCTCTGCTGCTCCGTATTTAGTAGCCTTGCGGCTCACGTAAATCCAAAATCTTACACTTTAGAAAGTTCCCCATAAACTCGCTAAGTGATAGTGTTCTATCTTAAACACACCGCAAAATTAATAAAAATCTGTCAAATAACCAACTTTTCTATTAATAAATTTAAAATAATTAATAGTTTCTATTCGCTTTTTAATAGATTTTTATAACTTTGCATTATATTTTCTATTAATAACCAAATAATAAGTAATAGCGTATGATATACAATCAATATCAGCAGTACGAACTCTCCGACCGCATCATGCAAGCGGTATGTGAGGTAGGCAAGGTTACGTTCATGGAACTTTGCTCTGCGGTGAAGACCGTCAAGCTCAACACCCTTAGAGGATTATATTGCCTCATAAGCCGTGATTATTGCATTCACCCCGACCGCTCGGCTCGCCTACTCTGCCGTACCAGAGCAAACGTAATCAACCAAGCACGAAAGTATATGCAATACGTTCAGTCAAAGGATAAGTACACCTTATCTATATATAACCAAATCGTAGAACTCTTAAAAAGTAACAAAGCATGAAAAGAACAGATTATGAGCTTACCCTGCCCGACCAGCTCTTCCCAACGGACAATGACCTAGAGATTCCGACACTCGATATTGATATGCAAGCAAAGGAGTGTCAGTCACCCTTCCTTTGCTTCGGCGAACAGAAGAGAACCTTCAACCTCAATGGTGAAGGCTCTTTGCACTTCTATACCGATGATTACCGCTTCTCAGCTATCTACGAGCACCCTGAGAAGATATTGCAGCATCACCCTGCCGTTATCGTTGAGCCGAACTTCTCCCTATATAATGAAATGCCCGTATCTTTCGGCTTGCAGGCTATCTACAAGAAACGCTGGATTGCCCGTTGTATGCAAGGTAAGGGTATCGGTATCTTCGTTGACCTCAACGTTGCGCAGAAGTTCTATCGCCTCAATATGATTGGCGTACCTCGTGGATGGCGTGCCTTCGCTACCCGTGGATATTCGGATAGACTGAATAACCTCGCCTTTGAGTATTCCATTGCAAGCGATTGGGCAGAGGGCAAAGAGCCGCTATTTGTTATCTACGGCGGCGGTGCTGAGTGTCTGCGGTTCGCCCAGACCCATAGAGGTTGCATCTACATCAACCCCGTTGTTACTACAAAGAAGCAGCTTGCCGCCTTGCAGAAGATTCACGAAGGTGTTGCCTTTATCGGAGAAGAGTTCTCTGTTAAGGCGCAGCTTGATAAGCTCACCCCTTTCTCCAAGCAGATTGAGGATTTCCGAACAGATAATGTCTCTAAACAGATTGAGGAAAAGTAAGATTGTTTATGCGAGATATGGCATTTATTTGCTGTATCTCGCTTTCTTTTGTATCTTTGCATCAGCAAAACGGAAATTGTGGAATATAGGTTCTGAAGTGTCATAACAATATGTATTAGTTAAGATTTGGTTAAATGAAAATAATAGTTAGTTATTAGTCTATAAGCAGCCGCCTGTGATAGGTAGCTGCTTTTCTTATATATAATAGGTATAATATTTTATGATAACTTCAAAGGCTACTCATTATATGGGTAGCTTTTTTATTTGTTTACACGCAACCTATTATTTTCTATTAAAACCCGAATAATCTCCGTAACTTTGCAAATAATAATTATTAAATAATAAAATTATGGCAAGAGAAAAGAGAATCTCACAGAACCCATCCATCGCAAAGGATGAGCTTCTTGTAAAGCTTGGGTTTCGTGAAATGATTGACATTACAAAGCTCCTCTATAATGAGGGGCAGATTGATGGCGTTCCAAAGAACCCTCGCTACTTAAAGGAGAGCGAGCACGACAAGCTCGTCAAATCACTCGCCGATAGCCCAGAGCTCTTAGAGTACAAGCCTTTGATGGTTTATGGCTTGGAGGATGGTACATACGTCACCATCTGCGGTAATATGCGCCTCAGAGTGGCTAACGAGTTACGCATCGGTGGAAATACGAACTTCGATAAGCTGCCTTGTTTCGTCTTGAAGACCGATACCCCAATTCAGAAAATCAAGGAGTATGCTATCAAGGATAACGTGCAAGCAGGTAATTGGGATTGGGATGAGCTTGCCAATGGTGAATGGGAAACCGATGATTTGCAGAATTGGGGTGTTGATTGCTCTTTTCTCAATACCGATGAGGATGATACCGATATTGATGAGCTATTCGAGGATGCCCAAAATACCGAGAGCAAAGTTAAAGATATTAAGCTCTCCGTCCATATTCCACAAGAGTTGGAAGATAAGGTAGATGAGATTAAGGAGATTATCAAGTCTGCCGTTTCCGAATACGATGGTGTGGAAATAAAATAATAGAGATATGGAAGTCTATCTTGCGGGGGGGCTTACTGGAAATCTTAGTAAGTTTTGGAAAAGTGTTAGTATGGAATTATATATAGCAGGGACTTTAAGTCGTCCCTATGTTTATAAAAAGGCTATGGAAGTTTTTTTAGCAGGTGAACACCCAGTAAAGAACGGCAAGGATGCCGATTGGGAAGGATTAAATATATTGGAAACTTACTATTATCTACAGAATAATAAAGAGTTTCCTCGATTGATAGGCAATTTTCAGAATTTCCTATTAGATAGTGGTGCTTTCACATTTATGTCGGGAGCAGGTGTAGTTAACTTCGATAAATACGTAGAAGGATATGCTGCATTCATTAAGAAATGGAACGTAAAGAATTTCTTTGAGCTTGATATTGATTCAGTTGTTGGTATCAAGGAGGTTGAAAGACTTCGTGAAAAGCTCGAAAGATTAAGTGGACGTAAGCCTATCCCCGTTTGGCATAAGTCACGAGGGAAAGAGTATTTCGTTGAAATGTGCAAGAATTACCCTTATGTGGCTATTGGTGGCATCGTGACTAAAGAGATACCTATCAATAAATATGAGAAGTTATTTCCTTGGTTCATAAAGACAGCACATAAATATGGCTGCAAGATACATGCTCTTGGATATACAAATATCAGAGGATTGCATACTTATCACTTTGATTCTGTGGATTCAACAGCTTGGCTTTATGGCAATATGAGCGGTTCTATATATAAGTTCAATGCCAAGAACGGAACTATGGATAAAACCAAAGCACCTGAGGGCAAGAAACTTCGCTCAAAGTTGGTTGCTGCACATAATTTCGGCGAGTGGGTACGCTTTATGAAGTACGCTCGTGCAAGATTATAAAAGATAAATATTTAAATTTTAATTAGTTATGAAAGATTCATTGATTATTGTATCAGGAGGTATGGACTCGGTAACTCTCCTGCATGAGAAGAAAGAGAACATTGCTCTCGCTATTTCTTTTGATTATGGCTCTAACCACAATCAGAAGGAGATTCCTTTTGCTAAGTTGCATTGTGAGCGACTTGGTATCAAGCATATTGTTATTCCACTCAATTTTATTCACGATTATTTCAAATCCTCTCTCCTCGAAGGAGCAGAAGCTATCCCAGAAGGTAATTACGATGATGCAAACATGAAATCAACCGTAGTTCCTTTCCGTAACGGCATTATGCTCTCTATCGCTTGCGGTATCGCAGAGAGTAATGGATTGAAGAAGGTGCTTATTGCTAACCATTTCGGCGACCACGCAATCTATCCAGACTGCCGCAAGGGCTTCATTGATGCCATGTCAGAGGCAATGAAGAATGGTACTTACGAGGGTATCAGCATTGATGCTCCTTATACCAGTATTACGAAGACTGATGTTGCTCGCCACGGCAAGGAGCTTGGCATTAACTACGCTGAAACTTGGAGCTGCTACAAGGGCGGTGAGAAGCATTGCGGTAAGTGTGGTACTTGTATGGAACGCAAGGAAGCTCTCCGTGATGCAGGCATTTCAGACCCAACCGAATACGAGGATGAGTAAGGCAAGCGGAGGTACACGAAACTATTCGGGTAACCCTAAGACGATGGCTAAGAGAGAATCAGAATTTCAAGCCATCGTCTCTACGGGCAACTATAAAGATAGCTACTTCGATAAAAGCGGCGGTTATTATGTGGTACATAACAACCATAATAAGATTGCTGACCCGAATACCAATAAGGAAATGTATGCCGCAGAAGTTCTTGCCAAAAAGGGTTATCGTGTATATTTGATGAGCGAAATGTCGTATATAACGGGAGCGAAGAAGACTGATGGCTTCAAAGAGCACGCCGTGATGGATATGAAAACCATCAACTCGGCGAGTGCCTATAAGGTAGAGAATGCATTGAAGAGTGCTGCAAAGCAAGGGGCAGAGGTTGCTATCCTCATACAGAATAACAAGGCTATGACAAAGGAATATGTCAAAGACCAAATTTCTATGTATCTCACTCATGCAAAAGGAAATGAAAGAGGTAACTTAAAAGAAGTTATTGTTGTTGGCTTATCAGGCAATGTTCATCGCCATAAACTTTGATAAAAAACAGCAAAGCAGGTACACCTCTTTGCCTTTGAAGAATAAGCATGAAATCGAGCAGCCAGTGTACTGACCCACCCGATTTATTCTTCTCGGTCGCAAAATTAAGAATAAAAATTGAAATAACAAAATAAAAGAAAGGAAAATTATGTATTACGTTTCAAAAAGAATGGAGATTGCCGCTTGTCATAAGCTGAATCTCTCTTATGAAAGCAAGTGCGCCAACCTTCATGGGCATAATTGGATTATTACTGTCTACTGCAAGGCTGAAAAGCTGAACAAGGATGGTATGGTGATGGACTTCAAGCATATTAAGCAGAAGATTCACGGCTACCTCGACCACGGCAACCTCAACGAGCTTTTGTTTTTCAATCCTACTGCTGAGAATATCGCCAAATGGATTGTTGCTCAGTTCATAGAGTGCTACAAGGCACAGGTACAGGAGAGTGAAGGCAATATCGCTGTTTATTGTGACGATGATAAAATTGACGGAAAGGAGGCTCTCTAATGGCTAAGTATAAAGTAAACGAAATCTTCTACTCTATCCAAGGTGAGGGAAGACATGCAGGCAGAGCGGCTATCTTCGTCCGCTTCTCGGGTTGTAACTTGAAGTGCCCTTTCTGTGATACTGACTTTAAGAAGTATGAGGAAATGGGGGCTATTGATATTCTGAATAAGATTCAGTTGCTCTCACCTGATTGTAAATTTGTTGTCTTTACGGGCGGTGAGCCTACATTACAGGTGGATGAGGAGCTTACTACCCTTCTCCAAAATTGGGGCTATTATATTGCTATGGAGACCAACGGAACGCACAAGATTCATGGTGGTATCAACTGGGTTACTTGCTCTCCTAAGTGCTTATTCGTTAAGGGCGCAGAACCTATCATAAAGATAGCTACTGAGGTGAAGGTTGTCTTTGATGGTGAGCACGAGATTACCGATTGTGGTATTGATGCAGATTACTACTACGTTCAACCTTGTGATACGGGCGATGCAAAGAAGAATGCCGAGATTCTGAAACAGACTGTTGCTTTCGTAGAGGCTAACCCTAAGTGGCGACTTTCTTTACAGCAGCAGAAGATTCTCAACGTGAAATAAATCATTTCGCCTATGAGCAAGAATAAAAAGAAAACCCCGACAAAGTATCGTCCTATCTGCTTTTATTGCGGTGGGAAACTTTGTTGGGATTCATCAGGTGACCGCAGCGAGGATGATGATTCCGTAGTGGATTACTATCATTGTATGCAATGCGGTACTTCTTATGAGGTATATGAGCCTAATGAGGAGGAGAAACAAGATTATAAAGAATATTGGAAAGGTTAATAATATGGCTAAGATTACAAAAGAAAAAGCAGAAAAGCATATCAAAGAGCTCTTGGAGTATATCGGTGAAGACCCTAACCGCAAGGGCTTAGAGGGAACGCCCGACCGCATTATTAGAATGTGGAAAGAAATATTCAGAGGTTATGACCCTTCACAGAAGCCGAAGATTACCACCTTTGATAACAATGATGACGGTATCGTCTATGATAACATGGTTATCGACCAAGGAGATTTCCATTCAAACTGCGAGCATCATTGTGTTTGGTTTTGGGGTAAGTATTGGTTCGCATATATTCCGAACCCAAAGGGAAAGATTCTCGGTATCTCTAAGATTGGTCGTGTAGTTGATTACTGCTCCGCTCGCTTACAGATACAGGAGCGATTGGTACACGACATCGTAGATATGCTGAAAAATGCTCTCGGTAGCGAATACCCACCACTTGGTATTGCTCTCGTGATGAAGGGTCATCATTCTTGCAAAGAGTTCAGAGGCGCAAAGAAGAAGGGTATTATGACCTCTTCTTACCTTGAAGGTGCTTTCAAAGATAACCCACAAGTGAGAGCTGAGTTTATGAACCTCGTAAATGGTGATAAGTATGAAGGTTAAATCAGTCAAAACAAAAATCTTGGAGGAAGTGGGTTTTCTGCTTCCTACCAAGAAGCTTCTTTCCTCTAAGGAAAAGGTTGAAATCATGGAGCAGTTCTTGATGATGCCAGCGAGCCAGATAGTGACCTTACAACAAGATGGACGTAAGTCATCTTTTGTACAGCAGATAGCAAAGCTGCTCTATAACAACAATCTTGGAGAGTACTTTAATGTACTAAAAATGTGCCGAGAAATGGCAGCAGAGGAAAAAGAGAATAAAGATGCTTTTCTTAAATAAAAGCTATTGTTGGGAATAAATTAGGAATAAAAGTTATTAATATGCCATTATCAAGAGATGAAAGCAAGCGTAAAAGACAGCTTGCAAACCTTGAAAAAGGTAAGTTTAAAAAAGGTGGAGTTGGCAACCCGAAGGGTAGACCGCCAAAGCCTAAGACGATGTCATTGTTCATCGAAGAAATGAAGGAGAAGGGTTACGAAGTGCCTTCCTCTCAGATTATCGCGGAGTCTTTTCTGTATATCGCGACCCTGCCCCAAGCCGAATTGGAGGCGGTGTTGACAGATAAGTCACGCCCGATGATGCAACGCATTATTGCCAAGGGAATACTTGACAAGAAAGGGCTTGATGTGCTCGAAAGAGTTATTGATAGAGCCTACGGAAAGATTCAACGCATCGACCTTACGAGCAAGGGCGAGCAGATTAAGCAAGACCCATTGCAAGTACACGTTGTTACCAACAATGAAGAGTATCAGAAGATTCTCGCTGAGATTCAGAAAGAGAAAGAAAAGAAGGATGCTGAGCCAGATAAAAATATAGGAGAATAAATATATGGAAATACAGAAGAAATGGGCTATGCCAAGTGGTGATACTTTCGGTATAAAGCCAATCAAAGAACTTTTTGATAAATATAATAAAGGTGGTGTTATTATTGACCCATTCGCAAAGGATTGCAAGCTCGGAACAATTCGCAATGACTTAAATCCGAACTGCGATACTCAGTATCACCTTGACGCATTAAAGTTCCTTCAAGGGCAGAAATCTAATTCTGCTGATATGGTATTATACGACCCACCTTATAGTGTAACACAAGCATCTTTGCTATATAAGGATTTTGGCAAAGAGAAATTGGAGATAAATGTCTCTAATGCCAAATATTGGTCTTTATGTAAGAAGGAGATTGCAAGAATATTAAAGAATGAAGGTATCTGTATTTCTTGTGGTTGGAATACACAAGGAATAGGAAAATGTAACGGAGCGGTATGTAAAGAGATTCTTATCGTAGCACATGGCGGCTCGCACAACGACACCTTAGTTACAGTTGATGAAATAAAGAAATAAGAGCAATAAAGGATAATAGAGATATGCCGCACGTATATTTAGCAAAGAACTACATGAGGGTAAAGGCAGCGAAAGAAGCAGGGTTCACAACTTGCTCTCTTCAAGGAAGCTCACGCTCTGCGAAGACCTATTCTGTTGTGCAGTTCCTCTGTATGCTTTGCTTCAATTATGCTGGAACGACCGTTTCCATCATTCGTGCTGGTATGCCTTCCATTAAACGAACTGTCTATCGTGATTTCAAGGATATAATGCTCAACTTTGGTTGGTGGGATGATAAGTGCATGAATAAATCGGAGTTCGTTTATACTTTCCCTAACGGCTCTTGGATTGAGTTCTTCTCCACCGATAACGAGCAGAAGGTGCGTGGTTCTAAGCGTAAGATACTTTTCGTAAATGAGGCGAATGAGCTTTCTTTCATCGAATGGCAGCAGCTACAGATGCGTACCACGGAGTTCTCTATCCTTGATTATAACCCTTCCTTCTCAGAAGACCATTGGATAAATCAGGTAAACGAGGAAAAAAGCACTTATTGGTTTATATCCACCTATAAGGATAATCCTTTCCTCGAGCCAAAGGTTATCGCTGAGATTGAGAGCCTTAAATGGAAGAATCCGAGCCTTTGGCGTATTTATGGTTTGGGATTGCGTTCTATGGTTGAGGGCTTGATTTTTAAGAATGTAGTTATTGATGATTATATTCCTATTCAAGCGAACAGACACCGATACAGAGCCATTGACTTTGGTTACTCCAATGACCCTACAGCGATTATTGATGTATATATCTACGGAAAGATTATCTATATAGATGAAATATGCTATCAGACAGAAATGCTTTCTTCTGATATTATCAGAGTATTGAAAGAGGATAAAAAAAATATTGAGGTAATATCAGAGAGTGCCGACCCTCGTCTGATAGATGAAATCTATAATGCTGGTATTGATATAAAACCTGTAAAGAAGTTCAAAGGTTCTATTCAAGCTAGTATTATGAAGATGCAAGAATACACAATTCATATAACAAAACGCTCTACAAATGTAAGAAGGGAATTTAATAATTATACCTATCGCCAAGATAAGGAAGGAAAGTGGCTTAATGAGCCTATAGATATGTATAATCACGCTATAGATGCATGCCGATATGTTGTTATGGAGAAGTTATTGGGCGATTATGGCAGCGGAATGCAAGCCGCCGACATTCTCGGTCTGATGGGTTAAAATCGAAATGCTTATGAAACGAATATATGATAAACAGCCAAGGGAGCATCATCGTAAACGCTCCCACTATAATAGCAGAGGAGTAGCCAAATTATCCTTTGATAATGAGAAGGTAGCCGCAAGATACATAAAGAAAAAGCGGCTACTCGGTTACTCCGCATATCTTTGTAGTGAGTGCAATCATTGGCACATTGGAAGACTGCCGAAATAGGCGTTTTTCTTTTGTTTACACAGGGTTTCTTCTTCATGCCTATATAAGTTATATTATTACTAACTTTGCCCTTGTTATAACAAAAAATATTCATATATGAGAGCAATAGAACAGATAGTATCAATACAAGATGCGAACACAGTCCGCTCGGTATTGACCGCAAGAAAGAAAGGCTTTAAGACATCACTGAGTGTGCTTGAAGAACAATGGAATCCATCAAAGCATAAAATCTTTGATGAGGATTTCCGTCCTAAGAAACGAATCAAAGTACCTACGGGTCAGTATGACCCTATCACACAGAAACCGATTTATAAGGATAAGAAAGTTGAGCCAGTAAGAATCGCTATCCCTGCTCAGAAGTCAATCACAAATCTTACTGTTGGTTTCTTGTTTATGAATGCCGTTACCTATAAAGCTACGGCACATGGTGTTGATATAAAGAAGATGGACGATAAGCAGCAGAAGCTATATGACGGCATCATGCACTGCTATCACGACAACAAGATGAAGTACTTCGATAAGCGACTTGCCCGTACCCTCTTCAAGGAATGTGAGTGCGCCGAGTTATGGTATATGCCAACAGACGCAGAGGGAAAGCTTCGAGGCGAAATCCGAGTTCAGTTGCTTTCACCTTCAAACGGCGATAAGCTCTACCCTCATTTCAACGATTTCCATATCATGGACGGCTTCGCCCGTGAGTACTATGTATATGATGAGCTTGGAAAATCTGAGCTACATTTTGATGTATATACAGATAGATTGTGCTATCAGTACACTAATATTGATGGCGCAGGTTGGAAGCTTATTTCTGCCCTACCTCATGGCTTCACCAAAGTGCCTGTCGTTTACTATAGACAAGACCAAGCTGAGTGGGAAGATGTTCAATGGGCTATTGACAGAGTGGAAACTTGTATCTCAAATTGGGGTGATACGAATGACTACTTCGGCACGCCTAAGTACTTTATTAAAGGTCGTTTGGAGGGCTTCGCTGAGAAGGGCGAGCAAGGCACAGTCTTCCAAGGTGGCAGTGATGCAAGTATGAACGTCCTTTCATGGGATAAATCACCTGAGAGTGTGAAGGGTGAAATTGCTTACCTCTTCAATATCATCTATTCATTCACCTCAACAGCCGATATCAGCTTTGAGAATATGAAAACCTTGGGCAGCAACACCTCGGGTGCGGCTATCCGTTTGATGTTCACTGCTCCTTATATGAAAGCAGATTTGAAGACAGAAATGTTCGGTGAAATGTTTACTCGCCGCTCGAATATCGTAGCTAACGGCATCTGTAATACGGGAGTTTACGTAAAGGGTATCGACCAGAGTGTTGCTGAGCAGATTGACTTTGAACCAGTCTTCAAGCCATATCTACCAAAGAATGATGTTGAAATGTTGCAACTTATCACTTCATCCAATGGTGGTGCGAAATCTACCTCTAATCGCCGTGCCATCGAGCTTAACCCTCTCAATGATGACCCTGATAAGGTTGAGGAAGAAATGAAGAGTGAACAGGAAGAAGCGTTGGCGCAGCAGGCAGCTCTTTCGGGACTTGGTAGTGCCGCAAGTGGAAGACAGTCAGTTTCCAATGAAGAAGAAGAGGAGGAATAACTATGGCAAAAGGAAGTGGAAATACACGTACTATAAGCAGTGTAAACGCTGCAAGTAGCAGAACAAATGCGAATAAAGATATTCAGATTAAATCAAAGGCAGAAAGTAAGCAGATGAATTATCAGAATATCACAGAAATAGACCGTTCAAAGTTTTCCTTATTCACAAAAACCTTGCCACGACACATAAAGGATATGACGAATGTAGATATTAGCAAGGCTATAAACGGTACTTCTAAGAAATTAGGTGGTTACATCAATATTGATTTTAATCAGCTAAAAAACAACGAGGCAGCAACCGTAAAGTCGTACCTTACGAAGAAAGGATATTATTACGAAGATAACGGTGCTGTGAATATCGCTATTTTCTACAAGAGGAACTATAAGGGTAAATAATGTCTAAGAAGCTCACATCAAAACAACAGAAAGAACAACTGAATAATCTGTTCGCCGTTTATAATAAGCGGTTGGGCAGATTATACAGCGATTATGTCAAGAAGCTTACCTCTCTTGGCTATGGAGAAGATGTGCTCGAAGATGATGCGCTTTTTAACTTTGATAACTTTCCGCAGTTAAAGGCTCGTTTGAACGACATCTTTAATGATTACTATCAGAATAGCCTTCTTTGTTATAAGAGCGGCATCACCGATGGCGTTGCGTTGGCGTATAACCACGATGAAATGGTTATAGGCGGTTATTCCGTGCTTACTGATAAAGCAATAAGGGTCGCACGAGATACCGCCGCAGCCACGTTTATTGCAAATCGTTTGAAAACAAAGAATGGATTGAATCTCGCTCAGATTGTTTGGAACTATTGCCAACAGACGAAGAGCGAGTTTGAAATGGCTATGAGCAACACCATTGCGGACGGAATCAAACAAGGCTCATCAGCAGAGGAAATCGGCAAGAGTATTCGCAGATACCTTAATGACCCAGATATGATGTATCGCCGTTATCATACCATCAAGGTTCAGAAGAACGGAAAGAAGAAAGATGTGGTGACTTGGCGCAGACGTAGAATCATTGACGGCAAGGTGCGCTTTATTGAAGAGCCATTAGAGAAAGTAGGCATGGGTGTTTACCGCTCGGCAAGAAAGAATGCTCTCAGAGTAGCAAGAACGGAGATAAATGCCGCATATCACAAGGCAAGAAACGAGCGATGGCAGAACGAGCCGTTCGTTATCGGTCAGTATATTCACGTATCACCACAGCACAATATTGATGATATATGCAATGACCTTGAAGGTCGCTACCCGAAAGATTACGTATGGATTTCTTGGCATCCTCAATGTATCTGTACCTCAGACCCTATCACTATACAAGGCGATGAGAAAAAGGAGTTTTATAAACGCTTAATGGCTGGCGAGGATATGAGCAACTACGTATCCCCTTTTGCCGTGCTCACTATGCCCGAGAAGTACAATCAGTACATTAAGGATAACTCCGAAGCTATTGTGAAGGCAGGAATGAGGGGTAAATTGGCTTGGCACTTACAAGATAATACAAAGTATTGGGCACATCTTTTAAGCCCGTTAGACCGCAAGAAATTGGGGTTAAAGGCGGTTTCTTCTAAGGAGCTTATACTTGCGAAGGCAAAGGAACGTCACGCCCTTAGAACTAAAGAGCAGATAGATAAGATACAGAGCCGATGGGATAAGCATAGACGTGACTATTACAATGGCTTAGTTCATAATCTGCTCGGTAGCAAATCTGTTACGGATATAAAGAGCCAAGACCTCTTTGAACGTTACTATGCTATCCGCTACGCAATCAAGGACAAAAAGAGTGCTTCTGAGATAGCATCTTTGTTTGATAGATTCAAGCGAGGTTATCAGACTAAACTTGCATGGACTGACCGCAAGGTTGCGATAAATGTTATGAAGGTGGCTGCTAATTACGGAGAAACCGATGTTTCTGCCGTTCTAATCGCATTAAAGTCTGCTAACTATACATTAGCAAGGAAAGAAGCAAAAACGCTCGCAAACGCCATTTCTGCTATTAAAAAGGATGAATTATCACTTTCTGCTCTCATCCCTGATGTTAATAAGTGGCATAAGCAGTTCACGTCCCAGGAATTGCACGGAGTATATGATGCCGTAGAAGCAAAGTTGGCTCAATGGCAAAGCTTGACGCTTGAAAAGCAAGTTAGCAAATTGCAATTTGAGGCAGTTGATTTCCTTGGTGGAAATATGCACGGGGTTCAACAGAAGTATGCTACATGGAAGGTATCGCAAGCGGCATATCTCAAAAAGCTTGATGAGGTAAAAACGGCGATTGATTGGGTGAATATCAATAAAGCTTATGCTGACGTAAAAGGTTATAAGACACAGAGCAAGATATATCATAAGCTTATCTATGACCTTGAACACGCCATGCTCGCAAAGGATAAGACCCTTGCTGAGCAGTTGCTTTATGAAGCTAAGCAAAAGAAAGAAACGCTTATTAATGCGAAAGCAAAACGAAATGCGAAGAATGTTGTATTTGATACAGACCGATTCTCTCAATCAAGGAAAGATGCCGCAGTATGGGATAAGGGTAATGGTGCAAAAGCTGATAAAACCCTCGTAGATGTTGCATCCAAACAATGGATAGCAGCAACAGAAAAAGAAAAAGATTTCACATACGAATACACTCATCATTATTGCGATGTAAATGAACCATTACAAGGAAGAAAATATGATAGTTACCAAACGAAGGAAAGGTTCATAGAGAAGGTTAATAATATAACAAGCTATATAGAAAAGAACGAACTTCCTACCGATATGTGGTTTACAAGAGGTGATGATGGAATGAAAGTTATTGAATCACGAATTAAGTTTGCTGGCGGTTCTATGCCAAAAAACCTTCAAGACCTTGTTGGAATGGAAATGCAAGAAGGTGGTTTTATGTCAACTGGTAGCCGAAAAGGAAAAGGCTTCAATACTCGAAGTGTTATTATGAACATATATGCACCAAAAGGAACAAAGGCTGCTTACGTAGAACCTTTCTCTGCTTTCGGTTGTGGTGATAAAAGAAGTTGGGATGGAGTAAGTCGTTTCTCAACATATAGTTCCGAGCACGAAACACTCTTTCAGAGAGGAACACGAATGCGAATAACAAAGGTTTATGAAGAAGGTGGAAAGACCTACATAGACTGCGAGGTTATAGGGCAAGAAATAAGAGATTTATCTTATGTAAAGGATAGCAATATCGGATATTAAACAAAAAAGGTGTACCATTACGGCGCACCTTTTTTCGTTATAGTTCGTTTGGAATTTTATCCTCTGGGAAATGGTCGTTTGGGATAAAGAGGTATTCGTCTATCAGCTTATAGAACCTACCTATCTCTTCCTTAATATTGAAGGCTGCTTTAGCCCATGAAGTGAACATTATAATAAGCAATGTATGTGGAATCCCCTTATATTCCTTACCATTGATTTTCTTATAATATTCTTCCTCACCTTTAAACTTTCCTTCGCTATTAACATACACTCTTTCCATATCCCAAAACCAAGCCATATTTTCGTTGGTATTTGGGTTCTCACCACCTCTATAGTATCGGCAGTGCTTGATTAAATCTTCCTTATTCACCATATCTATCAATAAATTTAGTTACTACATTCTTCATATCCAAAGGGAGATAGTTCAATGCTTTTTCCTTCATTTCTTGTGGAATACCAAAGAGTGGCTGAGCGATTGAACCAACGATTGCTCCCATCGTATCGCTATCACCGCCGTAGGATACAGCATTTCTGATTGCGTCCTCGAAGCTATCACTATCAAGGACTATTCTAAAGGCAAGAGGAACGCACTCTTGGCAAGTTTCTGCCCATCTACCTCTTGGTACAAGATTCTTATTCCAATCAGAGCCATAATATTGTTTTGCTATTACCCTAATCAAATCTTTTTGTTTATATGCTTTTAAAGCATGTACACAATCTGCTACCGCAATAGCACCAATCAATCCTTCAACATGGCTATGCGAAACCTTTGCGCTCATCATTGCCTGATGAATGATATCAGAATTTTCTTTGAATGCCCAACCCACAGGACTAACTCTCATAGCTGCTCCATTTCCAAAACTATCATAAGGCTGTGGATTAGAGCTACGAACCCATTTTGCGAAGCTTGCGCCATACCCACCCATTGGGTTTAGATACTTCTGACACCAGTATTGAAGCGAGATACAATAATCTCCGACATTCGGCTTTTTATCACCACCTTCTTTAAGAATAGCATCTGCTACGGCTATTGTACAGATAGTATCATCTGTAAAATTACAACCTTCGTCAAATAGTTTAAAGTTATAATCAAATGTGTTATTAAACTCATATTTAGAGCCTACAATATCACCTATAATTGCTCCTATCATAGCTGTATCTCCTATTTTAATGTTAATTATTCGCAAATTTACGAAGAAATATTCAGATAACCAAATATTTTTTATTACTTTTGCATTAATTGTTATATCGAGTGCGTATCTCCTATGTACTCACAACGTTAAACATAATAATTATTTACATCTAGCATCGTCCTCATTCGTATCTCCGAGGGCGGTGCTTTTTGTTTATAAGAACTCCTTTAAAGCAACGTGATAAACGTCATACATCAGGCGAGTTACATATAATACGGCAATCTTATCAACTACGAAAGAAGGATAAGGCTTACCCTCTTCGATGATTGTGTTCAACGATAATTTCGGGTACTTGGCAGAATACAGCTTCAATGCTTTCAAAAGCTCATCCAACCTTTCTTCCCCGAATGCTTGCTTTATCTTCTCCTGATTTCTGAGAGCGAAACGAGCCATAGATTAATTATACTTGATTATCTTATACTCCATTTCGAGCATAATGTTACCGAAGAATAACGTCTTAACATAGGTCTCGCTGCCCTTTTCCTCGACCTCGTTACCTATCTGATAGCCTTCCTTCTCAAAGAATTCTTTCAAGGCTTTTCTTGCTAATTTCACGCTTTCAAACCATCCTCCGAGCATTCTCTTTTGTCGATTCGCTACCTTGCGGCGAGCGTTCTTTACGTCCACTCTTGTGCTATATGTTACAACATTTATCTGATACATAACTTATATTAATTTACTTTTCTACTTCATAAAGGTATTGAATATCCCCACCGCCAAGAGTGAGGATAACCGAAGGCTCGCCGAGCATTGGCTGCTTATGGAAATCGCACCAATACCAATGATTCCGTTTCAGCTTACCTTCTATCACATTCAGCTCCAAATCATTCTTTTCAGGAGCTTCAAGATAATCCTTGCCCTGTCGCATATCCAAGCGATGTAAGGCTAAAAGTACGTCAAATGCTCTCATATCTTACTCAGCTTTATCAACGACAACAAGGTTTTCCAATCTAGTCAAGAATGTGTGGTAATCATCCTCGCAGAGAATCACTTGACCGCCCGTTGGTGTGGTCTTGCAATTAAGCTTTATAGATGTTACTATATCGCCATTTCGTGAAGGTTCAACGTAAGCGATATTATCTATATTTACAAGGGTACAATGCCCTTTATACTTTACCTCAATAAACTTTGTCATAATCTTAATTATTTATATCCGCATTTAATACCAGAGCAGCAGCCACCTAAATAGAAGTGGCAGAAGCCTAAGAAATAGTGCTTACAATGCTCATTTATCTTAATTTCTTCCTTTTTCATAATTGAATGAATGTAGCAGTTTATTCTTCTTAAAATCGTATGAATAACCTTTTTCCTTCATTTTTTCTAACAAAAATTCTCTTTCATCCTCATACGCTTTTCTCAAACACCCCGTAGAGTATTTTACGTTTGTAGAAGCATTATTTGCTCCTACTCCAAGCTTTTTGAATGGGAGAGAATACTTTGCATGAGCTTCTATCCAATCATCATTGTATATTCTGTGTAGAATGAATATGCAATACTCAGCACGCCAATTATTATAAAGTACTAAAACATCGCCTTCTTTATACATATCTTATTCACATTTATCTAAATATTCACACCAAGCCTCGTTAAAGACCCTATTTAAACGCTCATTCTTCTCAACCTCTTCATAGGTAAGATTAAGCGGAGGAAGCGCATCTTGCGGTGTATATGTATATCCGCATTCATGGTTAGCGAACTCATATTTGAATGCTGATTTAAGATTATCATCATCCTTTAAGAACTCTTTAAGCTCTTTCTGTGTTCTCTGAAAGTACTCCTCGAAAAGATGGGTATCTTCCTTTAAGCAATAGCAACCACAAACGAGCATATCAATCTTACTAATATCTTCGGCGTTGGTGGTAAGCCCCCACTCTTCCATCATTTTCTTAAACTGCTCTTTACCAAAAGCAGCTTTCATTGGCAATTTATTAAGCTCTTTCTGATGCTTCTTCTTTAATTCTGCGTACTTATTCATTGTCGTATCTCCTATATATCATTAATTAGTAAAGCTGTTCTATTCTTGTATAGCAGCCCTTTACGGCATACTCTTTACGTTTCTTTTCAGCTTCATTGTAATCAGAGCTAACGGCAACTGCCTGCCATTTGCCACCTTCGTAAATCTGAGCAACGTAATCAAAAACGTTAGCTTCTACTTCTGTTCCATTAATCAATTTAACTTTCATTGTTGTATCTCCTATAATTTAAATATTAAACCTATTTATTAATTATTTACACCGCAAAATTAATAATTTCTTTTAAAACCACCAAATCTTTTCGGTATTTTTATTAGTATTTTAATAGCTTTTAATATATTGATATGTAAATTAAGGTTATATTAATATAAAAAATGCAATATAAATATATAGTATTCATTTTTTCGCTACCTTTGCATACATAACCAAATCAGACGAGTTATGACACAGATTTATAACGCATCACCAAAGGAGTTGGCGGCAATGGCTCAACGCTACCTCCGTGATGGAATACTAAGCAGAGCCACATATTGCTACGAGCGGCTGATGTACCTCGGTTGCTTGCGCAGAACGGGTTATCTTCGCCTTGCCTTAGTATATACCAAGCAAGGAAAAGATAACGCCGCAGAGCGTGTTTTAAGTAGGTATTGTACAATTTATAAATATTAATATAGGAGATATAGTTATGAAGAAGGGATGTGGATGTCTTGGAATCCTTGTTATTTTGTTCTTTTTAATGATAGCTATCGGACAGAATGAAAACAAAAAAGAGACAGAAAAACTTATGAATACCCCTCTGTACGAAAACAAGGAGTATGTTGAGACGATGGCTGGCGATTTAATCAAACAACGATTACGTGACCCAGATAGTTATGAGTTCGTTGATATGCAAGAGCAAGAAACGTCAAAACAGGGAGAGAAGTTGTTTGTTGTTACATATAGAGCAAAAAATGGCTTCGGAGGTTATAATGTGGGGCAAGCTATGTTTTCTTGTGATAAAGATAATCTGACTTTTATAACACTTGAAGATAAATAATATGAAACAGATAAAGAAGATATGTATATTTAGTGAACTTCTCTTTTGTATAACAGCCAACGCTCAACAGAAGATAACAAGCTTATCGCCTATACCAGATGCAACCAAACAAACTATCAAGCAATATATCTCTACTCATCCTATTGATGAAATGAATAAAGATACGGTTGTATTGTCTAACATATATAGCCTTATAGGATATAGTTATGTAGATAAACATCTTGGTGAGCTAACAGGTAGCTTTATTGTTGTTGGACAGGATTACCAATATAAAGACTTAAAACTGCAAAGTAACGAAAAGCTTCTTTATCTACTTACCGAGAACGGATATGAGCAAACGCCCGTTGATAATAATATCATCAAAGAGAAGATAAGAGCTGATTTCACTCTCAATGATAATAACTCATATTTTTATAGAAATGATACCTTTGTCGTAAGGGCTATAAATATTGATGAGAGGAAGTATATTTTTCTACATTGTATTAGTTATCCTCAAAAATATATACTCGACTTTGATTCAGATAAAAAGGAAGCTCCTAAGATAGATAGAAACGAACTGATTAATATAAAATAATGACAGAAGAAGAAAAGAAGAAGGCTTTAGAGAACTTCAATGCTCTCATAGAAGAAGCTAGGAAGAATAACGTCAATATGACGATGGACGAGATTAATGAAGAAATTCGGCTCGCAAGGGCTGAACGAAAGCAAAGAGAAAAAGAAAAGGCAGAGCGCAGATAGTGCCCTGCCTTTCTTATAAGAATTACGGACATCTATACTAAACTAAGAGTGGGTCAGTTGGCTCACTCTTAGTTATTTTGCTTCGCATTCTCTATAGCTTTAAGTATTATCTTTTTCATTTCATCTTTAAGAAAGAATTTTGTTAGGTACAATACGTTGTAGCCCTTATTTTCTACATGTTGACCGTAATCTACACCAGATGCAATGATAAGAGAATATCCTTCGGGGGCAATAACACCTTGCTGTTGAGCATACTTAACTGCTGCATCAGGGATAAAATGAGCCTTATCTTTTTCAGTTCCATTTAATTCCTCGTGGTCGCCAACGCACACAAGTTCGCCATCAAGAAATAAAGCATAATCAATGGTGTTCTTTAAATTTGCTGTATGGTCTTGATAACCCTTGTTATCCTTAGAATAGGTGACAGCACGCTCACCTAGTTCAGCCATAGCGTATGTAAGATAATTAATCATTATCTCTCTTTGCTCCATTAGTTTCTTTTTGAGGGCTTCAATACCCTTAATTCGTAATTGTACTTTTGCCATAACTTATATTTTGTTTACCATGTCAAAGGTATAGTTTTTTCTGTAAATAACAGGAAAATACAGAGATTATATATAAACAAAACAAAGGCAGCACGTATTTCAAAGTACTGCCTTTTACATTTGTATCTCCTATAATTATTTACACCTTGTTGTATTGCGTATCTCCTATTCACGCATAACATTAAACCTCAATACCGACTACATTATTGTAGATACCCTCTGGCAGTACGCCACCAAAGGCTTTCACTGCGTTACCGATGCCCTCGGCAATCATCGTACCCTCATTGCTATCATCAATACCCTCAGATACCAAGAACTTCATAGCCTTCTCCTGTACCGCCATAAGTTCTTTAAGCAGACCGACACACCGCTGAGTAGCATCATTATCAACTGTTACCTCTATCATCATATTCTGATTATCCATTTTTGATTTCTCCTATTCAATTAAAAGTTAGACTGATTGTTTTTAGATACAAGCGCAGCTCTCTTCTCGCCGTTGATTTCAGCGATAGCATCTTTCACATTAAAGTCGTTGTTATAGAGAGCAAGAATAAAACGCTTGCCACGTTGATTCCATACGAGGTTTACTTTTGTGCCCGTAGAACCATCACCCTTGATATAATTGTAGGTTCGGGTGCTTGCGAGCTGCCATTCACGGAACTTGCCCTTCAAATGCCAAGAACCTGATTGAAAGTATTGAATACCTGCATTGGAAAGTTGTTGATTGAGTGCTCTTGCGCTGATACCGAGGTCATCAGCAACTTGTGTGGTGGTAAGGCAGTCCGTTGATGCAAGTGTATCATCGTAGTACTTTACCTTTGGTGCGGCAACAGTCAGTTCTTTCTGCTGAATGCCGATGGTCTGTGCCTGCTGCTCGGTCTAAGCTTCAAGCTCACGAACTCTTTGCTCATTCCGCTTCAATGTCTCATCCGCAATCTTCAAGGCTCGTGCCATGATAGCTTCGGGAGTATCATTGACCGAAGAAGCAATGTAGCCGCCCTTGGTGCGGATTTCGTGAAGGATAGCTTTTACTCCCTTCTTAAACTGCTTGGCTTCCTTCTTGCGAGATAACATAAGTATCTCATAAAGACCATTCTCTGTAAGAAAAAGAGTTTCACCTTGACGACTGCCTAAGTTAAACTTAGTCACTTCGTCCTCATCAACCTTCTTAACCATATTAGAGACATTTGTGTTATGTAGCCAATCTGCTACATCACTTGCCCGAAATAATGGGTTATCAAAAGTTCCCCATACATCTATTTCCTTACCTAGGAAAGTAGATTTGTGCAAAATTTTAATTTCGTCCATTGAACTGATATTTTTGAACGTTAAACACTTGTCGGGTTGATACAACAAAAAGAGTGTACCGCTTTACCCTTTGTTCAATGCCTATCAGTGAAAGCACGGATGCACCATTACAATACACCCAAGGGAAGCGATACACGTATATCGTAATCCGTTAAGAAGCGAGCATAAAAAACGCCCTACCTTTTTGTGGCAGAGCTTCTAACCTCACCACTGATATTTTATTGAACGCCGCAAAATTAAAAAGAAATCTGCGAACTACCAAATTTTTCTCCAACTATTTTTGATATTAATAGAAATAAATCGGAATTAATAGTGCTTAATAGCTTTCGTGTTAAGAATCAGAGACTTATTTCTTTACCTTGATAAACTTATTATACTTACAGAAGGGAGCAGCAGCCGAGACCACCGCCCCCAAAGAGATACAACATATATATTAAGATAAAATGAGAATCCGTCTATTCTTTAAGATACCTTAAAAGGCGCATACGCAAAAATCCCTTTCTCCCAAAATTGCATATCTTTAATACATTCTTCAATGGTAATTTGGGATAATTTTAATCCTCTTTGCTTAGCACGAATACGTGCATAATGTATCAGCCTACGCATATCTTCTCTATTCATACCTATAACTAATTACCAAATTGTTTGTTGTTGCTTCCGTTCTTTAACCCGTTTCTTAGCAATATCAAAGAATTTTTTATTCTTCTCAAAGCAAATGAAATGTCTGTTAGTATTAATGCACGCTATCGCAAGCGTACCAGAGCCACAGAACGCATCCAAGACCACATCACCCTCATTACTGCTCAGTTCAACGAACTCTTGCATAATTGAGACAGGTTTTTCTGTTGGATGATTCTTACTTTTCCCGTTAATCGGTTTTTCTTTCTTTACCCGATTATAATACAAGTTATTATTTAACCGATTAAGAGCAGTACCGTAATCATATACTCGTACTATGTACTCCAGGTTCTGCGAAAAACGATTTTTGTTAATGATAGATAACGGCTTTTCCCAAACGAGTATTGTAAACATCAAGCCATTCTTATTAGCCCAGTTACAATAATACGGTACCTGTTCTTCCGAACAGAACATATAAGCATTCATTATCTTCATTTTCGGCTTTAATGCATCAAGGAACTTATCTATTTCTTCTTCGCCAAAACAACTCATCCCTCCCATCATATCACCACCATATTTATAAAGCTCCGATTTTCCAAAGGAACTTTTCTGATTCCATTCACTCCCATCATACGTAGGACTAAGTGGCGATTTATTATGGAGATATGGTGCATCCGTAACACATAAATCTATGCTTTTATCAGGAATATCACGCATAAGGTTAATGCAATCTCCGAAGTAAATATTATCTAACTCCATACCCTACGCTCCTTTCTTGAATTTCTTAGTACCTTCTTTAGGCTCGCAGAAGCCATCCTCCTCTCTCAAATTATAGAGAGCTTGTGTTTCCTTAGGCATACTATAGAAAGCCGAGAAACGAGCCTTCTTTGCATTGATAGGGTCATAGAGAGTTCTTGTTATATCAGACCATACGGCGATAACCTTCTTATCTTTAACGATATTGTCACGGAATTTCTCTGCTTCATCGTGCATGATGTCGTACAGACAATTATCCGCTTGCGTGAATGCCATTTTAGCCCGATAATTTTCGTAGCTTGGAGCAATATCAACTCCATACTCCCTTTCGGTAATCTCCATAACGTGTATATGGGTATCATTAATCTGCTGTACGAGGTTCTGAATCATAATGACATACGAGCAGAGATAAGGGTTATACTTACATTTCAGATTGCGAAGCTTATCCTCAATCATCTTTCGTAACTTCTCAACCTTATCCTTAATCAAATCCCAAAGATAGGTAGAATACTCATTATAGTAGTCTTCATCCATATTTCGCTCATACAACTTCATCGTATCACGAATAGATGTTTGGCATTCAGTAAAGTGCTTTTTAAGATTGAACTTAAACACCTTCTTCTTATCAAAGACCTCCTTAGAGATAAGAAGGAAGTTGTCTGCCAAGATAAACTCCATATAGCAACTCTGACAGAGAGTAGAATAAGCGTAATCAAGGGCTTTCTGAATCTGCTCATTATCAATACCACTCGGTACATAGATAGTGGCTTTCCAACCCATAACGTCCGTTTCTACATATCTTCCCGTATCAATCTTACAATCATTATGATTGCCTAATAAAATAGTTGCTTCCATACTTTACTTCTCCTTATTATTATTACCTTGCACAAGACATCCGAAAGTAACCCCAACAGATATGATAATCAATACAAATAGAACCAAATTCATACCTTATCCCTCCTTTTCTTTTAAGAACCGCACAAGGCAGTTATAATTCTGACTAAGGCTATTGAGAATCTTAATTTGCTCATTAAATGACAAATGCTCGAATAGCACAACTTTATCATCCTTATCCTTTATGGTCATACCGCAAAGGTTACCACCGATTTCAAGTATAACTGTTAGACTAATATCATTTTTATCCATAGCAAAGCTATTTTTTTAATTTCCGATAATGATAATATTTTTTGTGTTCATAGCGCACGGAAGAGTACTTCTGAAGATTTTCCTCATATTCCTCACGAGGATAAGAGAATGCGCCTTCAGAAAGAGCTATACGCTCAAAATCGGCATACTTCTTGTCATATCCAAGAAGCTTAATCAAATCCTTCGGATAACACCATGCAATCTGTAGTTTCTGCGGCTCGTCTTTTTCTGGCGAAAACTTTATTGAACCTATATCTTGGTAACGTTTAGCATCAGGCATTCTCATATCCTCAATATAAGGTTGTAATTCACCACTTCTTACGTCTCTAAAAAAGACAAAGATAGCATTACTACCACAAGGCTCAGTAACAGGGTGGAGTATCTTATCAATACGTTCTTTCTGTTCTTTCTGACTTTGTTTATAGCCTTTCTTGTACCCTCGAATAAAAGCCTCCGAACATACTTCAAGCAAACCATCTGGGCAAACACGATGATTGCATTGCCTACAATGACGTTCATTGCCGTTAGCTATTTTAGCTTTATCTTCTAAGCTTAATCTCTTTCCCATTTTATTACAGATTAATTATTGATATTCCGTTATACAATAGCACCCAACCCGTTATGAGTAAGATGAATAAGAATATAGTAATCAAGATTTTTTCTTGTATGGTTACCACACCTTCTAATTTTCCATTCATTGCGCCAACAGCAACAACGCTGCTCAATGCGATGACGGATGCGCCTATGATGATTAAAATCGCTCCTATTCCCATTTTTTCACCTCCCATATTTCTGTGATTTCCATCTGCTCACGATATTCCTTTACAGCATTGGTAAAATAAGGAGAGATATTCAAATCCTTAACAAAAGAGGTGATGGTTTCCGTCTGATGATAGTTATCACCTTGTACCCATCCATCATCCTCTTTAACGAAGCAGAAAACAGCAAAACAAGATTTCTGTTCACCCGTTTCATTATCCAGTATCTGTTGCCTTCTCGCACAGAACTTCATTGTTCGTTCGTTATTGAATAGCTCGTAGCCATCACCCGTGCGTTGTGCAAAGGGCACTTCGCCCTTTGCTTCTATGATAAACTTCTTTTCTTTAATCTCTTCCATAATCATTATGTATTAGATATTTCTGAATAACTTTCATTTTTTCCGTAAACAACTCTTACGTTAAGAAGATTGTTAAGTGTGAAACCCATTCTCCAACTAAACCAAAGATAACCAATCTTCTCAGCAATCCTTATTGCGGTATCAGCATACTTCTTTGCATCACCCTTAAAAGGTTCTGAGCCATGATAGGAGAAGCCATTATCAAAGACTAGTTTGAATACCTTATTCTTAGGTAGCTGATACTTACAGAAATCATCATAAGGAAGAATATTTCCATCTACCTCAAAGCAAATCTGCTTATAATCAAGGAAGGAAACAAACCCTTTATCATTGATAGTAAGATTGCTTCTTTTAAAGATAGCTAAAGCATCTTCCTCTTCCTTTTTATTAAGAATGCGATAATTAGTAAAAATTATCTCACACCCGATTTTCTGCGGAACAAAATCAACGATAGCAATAAGTGGGCTAAAATTGCAATATGAGCCAGATTTTGCCATTCCTTGCTTCTTCAAGAATTGTTCACTATCATACTTATCAAGATACACGATAGCCAAAGGAAACTTTTTCCTAAATACTACGTTTAAATCCTTAAATTCTATAAACATAAGCTTAATCAATAAAGTCGTTAAACGTAAGAACCTCAGATGCACCCTCACGGAAAGGTTTCTTATCGCAAGCGTAACCCATCCAAGAGCCATAGTCATACACTTTATACATGTGATAACCAGCCTTCATCAACACCTTAAAGGCAGCTTTCATTTCACATCCATGTATTCTAACCATATCCTTATCGTTGGCATGTCCACTAAAACATGGATTGCTCAAACTAATACGTCTTGTAGCAGGTCGGCTACCATTATTTGCACCTGAGAAAGGATGAAAAATATCCCAACAACTATTAGATAAGAAGGCATTACAGATTGCCTGTACGACTTCCTCTCTAACTTCGGTTGGTTGAACATAATCGTTTTGTGGTATATTTACCTTGATTTCCATAATTGTATCTCCTATTTTTAAACGTTAATTATTTCTTCTTCATACATTCCTTCACAGCGTATTGGCTTTTAAGAAGGCATTGTGTTGCATTCAACCCTTTCAGAGGAATAAAATACTCTACGATAGCATTCCAACGTCCTCTGAACGTACCCGAACCCTTTGCGTTGGCAATAAAAGAATCCTCTGTAGATTCACCAACCAAAGCACCTGAGTACTTGGTGATAACCTCGCCAGTGTATTTATTAATAATTGTAATCATTGTCGTATCTCCTTCATTGAGTTATTGCTCTCTTGCCCAACGCTCGAAAGCTATAACATAATCTCTCTTTATGAATAAAGCATCACCCGAACCATTACCCCAATAATTAGAGATATGAGAAAGAAAATTACCTGTACCATTATTCGGGCAGAGTTTGCTATATATAGAACGGAACATTGCTGATATTTGGCGACCATTGAAATGCCCTGCTTCCTTTGCTAAATTAACAACATATCCATAACAATTAGACACAATAATAATACCTTTTTCGTTTACAAATTCACTATCACATGTACCCCAACAGCCATTAATAATAGTATCTTTTAGAAGTTGCTTCTGCTTATCTGAGAGCTTATTTAAAAGCTCATTTACGTTTATTGTCTCCATTGTCGTATCTCCTATTTTTCAATTTCTGTAAACTCAATTTTACCATTCTTTTTAACATGTGCGTGCCACTTATTGGTTCTTACCTTACCATCCCAAAATGAAAGAGTAGGAAGTACCATACATTCACCACACTCTACAAGTCTTTCGTAATAACTTATAACCTCATCCCAACTATCGAAAGTATGGGCAAGTGCTGTAAATCTGAATCGAGCAATTTTCTTTGTTTCCATTGTTGTATCTTTTAATTGTTAAACCTATTTATTAATTATTTACACCGCAAAATTAATAATTTCTTTTGAAACTAACAAATCTTTTCAGTGTTTTTATTAGTATTTTAATAGATATTAATACAAAACTAAGAAAATCGGATATTTTTACACAGAAAACTTATCTTTTAACCATTTTTGGATGGTTAAGATAAACTCATCCAATGAGCGGCAAATGCTGTACTGAAAGCCTAATCGCTCAACGTCAGACTGAAATTTGGCTTGCAAATCAGATTGATACCCGTCCTTAGTTTTAACTTCAATAAATAGGACATTTTCTCTTGCTATAATAATAAGGTCGGAGAAGCCAGCCAAAACGCCCTCGCCTTTCATAATCTTCGCTTCAAGCGCATTTCGTTGTCCTCCGTTAGGGATGGCGGCAATGATATAGCGAGGGTATTGCAAGCGAAACCACTTCACCATCTGAATCTGAATCTGCGATTCAATATGCCGTGGTTTGCTTCTGCCTTTCTTCTGGCTCTCCTTCTTTAAAAGCTCATCGTACTTCATTATTGCATTTCTTTAGCCTTAATATCCTTAACGAAAAATTCAATCATACGTTCATAATATTCTCTTCTTTCAAGATACTTCGTACAGTTAATCTTTCGCTTACATAAATCCACATTATTTTGAGCCAACAAATACTTATAGATGTAGAGCATCTTCAAATCATCAGTTCTGATAAACGCCAAGGTCTTTTCTTCGTAAGCCTTTTCAAGCTGCTTATTGATTTCTTTCAACTCTTCGTTCTTTTTGATAAGACGACAAATAAATTTCTGTAAGTAATAGACATATATCCACGTAACGATAAACGGCAAGAATAATATCGCCTCAGACCAACCATCCTTCACCGCATTGAAACAGAATCCCATCAGAAAGAATGCACACAGCATATCTGTATGAGAACCGCACCAAGATAAAATCTTCTTCATATTGATATATTATTTATCAGTTTCTATTTTTGAGACTTGACTATTGAAGTATTTGCGCACACCTTCGTAAATCTTCAATTGCCGAGAAAGTTCTTTATTCTTTTGGAGAAGCTCATCACGCTCAGCTACGACCTTCTCGTAATCATTGTGTTTGTTGTTTAATTTATTAAGCAACTCACCTTGCTCTTTGACCTTCTTCTGGTAACGAGTTAGCTTGATTTGCATCTTCAAGTAGTTTTCTAACACTCTAAGCACTACTCTTTCGTAAGGTACATCATTATTATACTTAGTTTCTTCCATATTACAAATGTTTTTTAGCCTTTTCGTAAATACTAATGATATATTCATCAGTTATAACCTCATTGTTCAATCCGTAGCGAAAGAATTGCTCCTTAGATAAAGAACTAACCCCATAGTCTTTTGCTATCATAGCTATTCCTCGAAGAGAGCCTGTTTCCTTAAAGTTAGCAATAAGTTCACGGACATAACTAACGAACTTCTGTTCTTTAACGCTTACAGAAGATGGAGTGCTATCTGTTGCAGGCTCAATAACTTTGGAACGAATATCGTTTTTAACCATATTATCAGAGCAGAATGCTTCTATCTTTTCGTTTGCGCTATTCATAATACCATTGACGGATTCAAGCATTCCATAAGCCTTATTTAAATCGTTAAGGATTCGGCTATATCTCATACCGCTCTCAGCCTTTTCAGCTTTGAGCTGTTCGTATCTTTCCTTATAGTCAATATTTGTTTGACTACTCATATTACTAAAGCGATTGAGCATATTACGATACAGAATATCCTTCTGCTCTAACTTCTTTTTCAATTCTTCGTTTTCTTTTTTAAGAGCATCGCATTCGGCTTGCTTTTTGTCGAAGTTTTGCATAATTGTCTTTACTTGCAAATCCTTCGATAGTTCTTTATTAAATTTCATAGTTTATTCATTTTATATTCCGAGAAAATGTAATCAAGGCAAAGAAACCTCACCTCTTCTATATTTCTCCCAAAATTCTTTATCGTACTTAAACCCTTTCTTAAACTTATGTCCGAATTTATTCCCTTCCTTAAACCTAAACTTCTTAGAGCTTGATTTGGATATAATGGCAGCAATCTTCATGGAAGATAATCTATACTCATGCAACCATACGGCATCTTTTCTTAACCCAAGAGACATAGCCTTATTCTTAACTGTTCTGATATTACAACAGAAGATTTTAGCAATTTCTTTATTTGTACGAAAGGGAAATAATCTAATAAATCTCTGTTCCTCCTCCTCGCTCCAGTAGCGGAAACGCCCTAAATAACGGATTTCACCATACTTAGCGATAAATCGTGGTGATGCAGGTTTAACTCCATTTCCTTTTAGTCGCCGCCGTACTGTTTCATAAGGTATACCTACCTTTTTACTAATTTCGGGTATGGTAAGCCCCTGTGCGTACAGAGCTAATAATCCATCATCTATAGAATGAGGATATTTTAGCACACAACACCCTTTATTACCTACTCCCATGCCAATGTTTTTAATTGTTCGATACTCTGATAAGAGATTTTGCATTTCTTATTCTCGTAGCAACCATCTTTAGCAAGAGCATTCCATAGAGCATTAAGACAGATGCCAATCTTCTCTTTATCGTACTTTAAATAAATCTCTGGGCAAGTAAGGAAAGGTTCAGGCTTTTTGTCTTTTAACTGAACCACAACAACCCTTTTTGCTCTTGTTGGTCTATCATTCAATCCTATCATGTATTCACCTCACTTTCTATCTGCTTCTGCGATTCACGGATAAGTAAGTCAAGCACCTTGCTAATAATGTTAGGGTTCTTTACTACATAAGTTCCCACATTGGTTACGAGGTCTACTTTTACCACCATTCCGTTATTTCGCAGCAATTTATATTGAGTATTCAACTCTTTAATTTTATCCAACTCATCCATATAAAAATACTATTTACCATTATACGCAAGCATATACAGCCTACGATACTCCTTATGAGCATTGTACCAAGCTTTGGCTCTTTCGATGCAAGCTTCACGATGCTTTTGATAGTAGGTCTTGCCGTATTTACTTCTGCGCATTTTACGTTCAACTTCTGTCATAGTTTACTTAATAGAGCGGAAGGAGATACTATAGAATAGACCTCCATCCGCAATTATATATTTCACAGCTTAAAAATCAAAAGAACGGCAAGCGGAGAGCCCTTCGGAATGATAAGGTAGCGAGAGCGTGAACCGAAGTTCGTCTGCTCTTGTATCATTGTTTCATCATTGATGGAGAGTACAAGTCTTACCATCTCCTTCTCCCCTACATGCGTAGAAATCACATCGGAGTGCTGTAGGCGATAATCTGACTCCGTAGGCAAACCATGAAGAGCGTTAAATGTAATTGGAACAATCAATCCACGATAACCCTCTTTAAGAGTAATGCCCGTTACCACCTCCATTCGCCCCTTACGAGTTTCAATATCATTTGGAGCATAGATAACAAATGAATTACTATCATTATCAATAGGGGAAGGAACTCCATCCTCTACTTCAAAAGGGAGCTCATCCTCTTCCTCAAACTCCTCAACTTGCTCCTCACTTTGCTGCTGAGCCGCATTTTCGTGGCTCTGCTGAGCGTTCTCGTTCTCCATAGGCATATTATTGCCATCTAAATTTAAAGGCTGTTCTACGCCATTTTTCTTAGGTCTTGCCATATTTTACTCCTCCTTCTTTTCTTCGTTAGACTTCTGTTCCTTCTCCTCTTTTGTCTTATGCTCGAAGACATCGTATACGTTGGTTTTGCTGAGACCGATGATTTCATAGTCTATCATGGTCTTCCCCATTACCTCATCAATGTTACTGATTGCTCGGTGCATAGACTTTGCTTGCACGAGGTATGTCACGTTGCTACGCTTCTCTTTGTTGGTCTTATCATCATAGGAAATGAATTGCAATTTTGCCTTGTACCAGCAATCATCATCATCCTTATCAGAAAAGAACACCTCTCTGTACGAAGCCTCTTGCATCGACTTAACCTTGAACTCACCGCTAATATAAGCAGCCATTTCTTCTGTGATTGCGCTCTCACCTTCCGTGAAGGATAAGGCATCAATCGCATACTTTTCGGTCACAGATTTCTCTGAACCATCTTCTTGGGTCTTTTGGTAGCGGATTCCTACCTCAAACCAATTACTCGTTCTAATTCTCATATTTCTAATAATCTAAAACTAATCTAAAACCATTATTTAAGAGAGTCTGTGCTCAGAAAGGTAAGTCATTCAAATCCTGTGTTTGAGCAAAAGGTGCAGCACAAGAAGAAGCCGCATTCTGACTTTCAAAAATTACAGGCTTTAAACCACCAAGGATAGGCATCGCCTTTTTCTCCTCATCTGTCATTTTCTCACGAACCTCTTTAGGCAACGACTGTTTAATCATGTGAGTCTCGTCATACTTAGGGTTCTTTAATTCCCAAGCAGTAAGGTCGAGATAAGCAGCCTTTGGTTGATTATTATCATCTGTTGTAACGAAGATACTATTATCTTCGATAGGAATAACCACACACCGAAGCACCTCGGTTCGACCTTGGATTTGCATTACGCCAGCTCTTTTGAGCTTCAGCAAATTTAATTTTCCGTTAAAATCTGTCATATTATATATATTAAAAAAACATAGCCCCAAGAGAGGGAATCGAACCCTCGCCAACCTCCGCTTATTAAGAGCTGCTTATTACGGAGTATCTTCGCATATACTTTAAAAGCATGGAAAATAATACATACATCTATTCTAACTAAAAGAAGTCGGAACCACTATTCTACAGCTCACGCACCCCGTGCGATTGGTTTTTCTCGGGATATAAATGCCATACCGCCGTAGGGCAAAAAGATAAAATTTTCAAAAATAACGTCTTAAAACTTACCTCACGGCAAGATTTATCTGAATAAAATAATTCTTCTAAGAGAAAGAGCCGACACCTCACGGCGGCTTTATGGCTCTTCAAAATCGACTTTCTTATGACTTCAATATTCAATCTTATGTAGTTATATCTTAAATCAACTTATTCTGAATGAAGCTACTCATTGCCAAGTTCTGTGAAAGAATCATTGGCTGGTCGAGCTGAGTTGACTTATACATATCTGTAGCCGCATTGTACAAATCCCAAGCGGTAACAATATTGCGCTCGTAGTAGGCAATCATCATTTTCTCGGTCAAGCGACCAATCTGTGCCTGATTGAGAGGAATGACCTGAGGGTTGCGGATGCCTTTATATTTCGTTTCAGCAGCAACACGAAGCGAGGTCAGCATACCGATGATGGTAAACATTTCCTGTGCTTTAATCTCGCGATTCTTCATACGCTCAATCATTTCATCATTAGTATCAATGATACCTCTTAGATTAGCGAGCCAAGCATCAGCACGTTGAAGAAGCTCATCGAGCTTAAAAGCTCCTCTTCCGCTATTGATATCTGAGTAGGTAGCAGCGTAATGTTCAGCACTAAGCATACATTGATTGTGACAGATAACTACGTTTCTACCGATACCTAACTGAATACCCTTCTGATGGAATGATACCGCCATATTGGTTGTAATCTCATCATTGCCCTCTCCTTTATCAAAGTCACGCAAGCGAATATTACAGAATACTCGGCGAAGGATATGAGCCTCTACAGCTCTATCACCCATCAAAGCTTCCTTTTGAGGCAAACGGGTAACACCTGGAGTATTGCGGTCTTTGTTATTCGCCGCAAAGAGGTCGTAAATCTCAGCCTTATAGCCGTGCTTCTCGCACAAGTCTTCAACCTGATGAATGAGGTCAAAATGATATATACCCTTCAAAGGCTTTCCGTACACATCATTCTCTTTCTCGGTGCGTTCAAGCTGGTCGATTGTCAGAATCTGTACCTTAGATGTTTCGAAATCCAAGAACTGATTCATGTTATCACTCTTCAACTCTGGCTGCTTTGCAACCGCTACTTCATTTACTCTTGGCTGTGCCATCAAATTCATTGCCATTGTGTTCATTGTTGTATCTCCTATTTTTAATACATTAAACAAAATAATTATTACTATATATACTATTAATCTTCAATATCATTGAGAACCTCCATGTGTTGCGTTTCTCCTACCAACTCAACATTCTGCGAAAGGTTCTTTGTGCTAAGAAATACCCATTTAGGTATGATGCAAAGATTATAGTTGCTATCTAAAGCATCATCCTTGATAATTAGTTTAGACTTAGGCACGAATACCTTAGTCTTACCTTCTTTGCCTTCAAAGAGAAAAATCTGAGCATTCTTTGATTGCTCCATCATTTCATCCTTGCGACAACGGAACTTAACTAATGTTGTTACTATCTCCATATTACCTCCTTTTTTAGTAAGCGAGCCAGATAACAGCATACGCTAAGATAATTCCACTAGCGGCGAGCATTGCTGCTTGTACCGCATCTTTTACATCTTCGGTTCTCCAATTACATGGATTCATCATGTCTTTTTCTTTTTTCATTTTTCGTATCTCCTATTTTTAATTTATTAATAATTTCCACATTAATTATATGTATCAAAAGCTATTTTATTAACTTTGATACCGCAAAATTAATAACTTTATCTTAGACTACCAAATTTTCTAATAGCTATTTTTAGTTTATTAATACTAACTATTAGTTTTTTAATAGATTTTAAGCGAATATCTCAGATTTTCTTTATAATTTTGCGGCATAAAAAGGAAAGTGCTATTTTCCAAGCAAAGAAAAGAATCATATATGCCCAATCAACACAAGTGAAAGGGTTCGATATACAAACCAAGCAGAATGATAGATAGCACCTTTCATCTGTTTGGTTTTTACATTAATATATATAATGATGAAAAGAATAAGAATAGGAATACAGGAAGCTAAGTTTGCTCTGAGCGATAAGAATCGCTTGGATGCCTTCTGTTTACTTCTTAAAATAAAGCTCTTATTCCGCTCATCAGACCTTAATCTTGTGTCATACAATCATTGCGCCAAGCTTTTGCATATTGACAATAATAAATTAAAGAGACTACTTGAATATGGTTGCAAGATAGGGTATTTCCGTTTTGAAGAGAAAAATGGAAAGAAGAGATTCATTGCACGTAGCATACATTCAAATAATGGATATAGTTATAAGCTTCGCAAGGATGATTTAACGAAGATGACATTTCCAGCCCTCAAAAACCTTTTGAGAAGAATTGTCATGGAGAACCAAGTTAGAATGCAAGAAGACGTAATCAATACGCACAATAAGGGGACGAATGGGAGAAATGCGAAGACTATTTGCAAGGCTCTCAAACGTGAAAGTCGTATGTTGAGGAAGAAGTTCAGTGATAACAAAGGTTTATCTTATGACAGAATCAAGGATGTTATCTATGGTACGATGTACCAAGCGTTCAAAGTTACAAATCAGCTTGTAAACAAGGGTATCATCAATAAGCGCACAAGAATCAAGGAAGTAAGGTGCGATGCAAAGGTATGTACCAATAATATGGCTATTACGGATTTTGAAGGTTCTATAATAGTGATAAGCGCAAAAAATAGAAGTGCATTTTCCATTGAATCGAATATTTATCGTATGCAGATGGACGATGCTATATCAATATCTCGTCATGGTATGAAAAGAAAGGAGGCAAAAATGTAGTTTATGTAAAATCAAAAATAATAAAATAAGGGATGAGGGCTTTAATAAAATTTATTCCCTTATAGGGGCGACAGCCCCAAGAAAGAATTAACTAACGGGCGCACATATGCCCCCACCCGATTATATAATAACACAGGAGATACAAAATGGAGAAAAAGAAAAATTGGCTCGATACTTACCTCACGCCAGCAAAAGAACTTGTTGGATATGAGTGCTACGTAAGTTGTGATTATGAAGATAAGTTCGCAACAGGAAAATTTTCAGTTATCATTATAAGGAACGGAGAAGTTGTAGCAAATGAAATGAATCACATCTATTGCGCTTCAAAGGCGGTCGTTATCGTAGAAGCAACGCTGTTTATGATGCAAAAATGCGAAGATGCCGATATTATCACAATACATTCTGAATATTTTAAGAATTACTTTGCCTTTTTTCACGAGGCGAGAAAGGCTAACGCACAAACAAAGAAAAACTATCTGAGCTTATACAAAAGCTTTAGAAAGGATGCGGAAGTAATCTTTGACCTCACTACTTGGTGTAAAAGAAATAAATACGATGATGAGGTTGAGAAAATGTTAAGCGATAACTAAACTATAGGAGATATGCAAGATGAAAAATGAAACGAAATTAAAGAAGCTGATGTCTTTCTTAGATGAGAACGGCATTAAGTACACTACACCTCGAAAGAGAAAAGAGGGAAGTGCTCACCTCTTCATCGGTCAGTACATGATTGCTGTAAAGATAGAGGGTAAAGATGATACATTGTTCTTCAATAAGCATAAGAGAGGAAAGCATCCTTTCTTTATCAGAACTTCGGAAACCCCGAAGTTCATTATTGAAAAGATGCAGAATCTGATTACAAGAATGATGTTAATACAACAAAAACATTTCATGGAACAAAAAAAATAATTATATGGAAAAACTTAATTTTAAGCTAGAGTTCGCCGATAATGGGGTTATTGTCACAGATAATAGCTCTGGCTCTGTAAACGTCTATCAAGAAAAAGAAGACGGCAGTTATCACGAATATACGAAGAGAGCTATCAGCGAATCCGTAGATGACATCATTGCTCATCTTTTGCTTGATGGCACGGAAAACTTGAAGCAGAAGTCGATTTATAAAATCAAAATTGAGATAAGATAATATGTTATACCAAAAGAAAGAAAAGAAGCCGAATACGGCAATTAAGTATGAGGTACGTGAGTTTATTCACGGCGGTATTGAATATGCAACAGATTGCCCTTTCGGTGAATGTGGTCGATATACGCACGCTCTAAATAAAGTCGGTGCTATTGAATGCAATCTTTGTAGGTATCAGAAGAAAAATAATACAGAAGCAAGGGTTGTAAGATGTATGCATCCGTAATTACAGGAATTAGCAGTTGATAAACTTTTTAAAAAGTAAGAATTATGATAGAATCAATGAAGATACGTGAAGGGTTGGTATTTACCTTACCAATAGAGCCTAGTATGGTAGTCCATGTAAATGATAGACTAGAAGTTTACGTTTATAACATCGGAGAAGAAAGATTTTCGCTAGCCAATATTTGCCCTCTCAGATTGAAAGTTATCAAGGTAGGTAGATGTATTGTAGGATGCAATATTATACCAGACGAATACAATCTTGTATATAGAAAGAATATTCCAATTCAGTTTGAAGAGATTGCAAAAAATGGTACTATTGTCACAGAGGAAAAGGAAGAAATGGTTAATCACCCTAACCATTACGCTTGGCTAAAGGAACTCTGCGGCATAGAGCCGATTGATATTTGCCGACACCTTGATTTTAACTGCGGCTCGGCAGTAAAGTATCTTTTATGCAAGGGAAAGAAGGAAATGAACCTTTCAGAGCGAGAACAGAGAGTGCAGGATTTGAGCAAAGCAATCTTCTATCTACAGGATGAGATAGATATGATAAAGAAGAGCAAATGAAATACTCGAAGGTGCAAGACGTTATCATTAAGGTAATGACTAAGACGCAGGCTTACTTTATGCTAACACCTGCGCAGCGAGAGCAAAAGAAGAAGCGACATATCAAGCATCTTTAAAGATTGGAAAGAAAAAGAGCGGAGAAGATGGGTAAATAGTTTAGACGGGAAGTTTCAAAGGTACTCAATATCTGGTATATAAATAGTATCTTTGCATCGAAAAAATAAGTTTAACATTTAAAAATATAAAGATTATGAGTAAGGCAAGTGGCGGTACAAGAACCGTGAGCAGCGCAAATGCTGCCGCAAGCAGAACCTTTGCGCAGAGCGCAATCGGGGGAGGGACAAATGAAAATATAGTCTTGAAGACAAACTCGCCAAATAGTGCTATAAGCAATTTGAGTGAATATGATAAACAAGATTTGTATCAACTCCTCAAAAATGCAACGTACGATGTAACGAAAATTATGAGTGCGATAAATCATGGAGAAAATATCTCTGGAAATATAAATTTCAGCGATGATAGAAGCATTTTTAATGCCATATTAAAGCCGAATGTAACAGATAAAGCGCACGAAGCATTCGTATCTATTATTAAGAGTGCTATGCCAAAAGATAAGTTTAATAAACTAGCTAATGGCGTTAAAAAATTCAAGCAAGAAGTAACATCTACTACAGGAAAATACTTCGCAAACGAAGAAAATTTCAAAAAGTATTATAAATAATGCTATCCAAGAAACTCATATATCAGATTCGCTGCGACCTACTTTCACATACAACCGATGCGGAGAAGGCTGCGGCGAAAATCTGCACTCTGTTAGGATATAAGGTGATACCACAGCAGCCGATAGTCACGGGCAGAAAGCTATACTTCGCTGATATATATCTGCCCGAGATAAAAACGATTATTGAGCTCGATGGTGGTTATCATTTTACTAAAGACCAAAAGCGCAAGGATGGTAACCGCTCTTCGGGTATATGGCGGCTTGGGTATCATGTGGTAAGATTGAGTAATCACGATGCTAGGAATCCGAAGAAGGTTAAGGCAAAGATAGATTTGATACAACGCAAGGCAAAGTAACCAAGAATATTGGCTATCTTGCCTTTTATTTTTGTTTCTTAATAACTATACATAAACTAAAAGAAAGCCGCTTAGACCGCAAGAAAATCGTCAAAAATAGCATTTGTTTACACAGCTTTTATTATTTATTATTATTTTACTAATAGAAATAGTAATTTTGCAATCAGAAATTATTTATTTATTAACGTTTAAAACAGAATTACTATGACAATAAAAGAAAAAGTGCTTGCTTCTGCCAAAACATCATTTGCAAAGTATGGTTTGAAGAAGGATGAACTTTCAAAGCTGGTTGACCTGATTGTTGCAAGTCGTGGTCTAACAGATGAGTCAAAGGACGAGGATGTAACGAGTGCTATCTCGGCAGTTGAACCTTATGTTGGTATGATGCAATCATCATTCAATCGTGCGGTCAGTGAAACAACGAAGAAATTCGATGGATGGATTGACCCTAACGACCCTAACCATAAGCCTACTCCACCAGTTCCTCCTACCCCTCCAGTACCTCCAACAGGGCTTACGCAAGAGCAGGTTCAGCAGATGATTGCCGAGGCTACCAAAAGTACCCAGAAAGCAGTTAGCGAAGCTGTAGCCGCCGCCATTGCCCCATACAAGGAAAAGGAAGAAAGAGCACGTCTTGATGACCTTTTCGGTAAGAGCGAAAAATTGAAGGACGTTCCGCAGCAGTTCCGTTCACGTTATCAGCTCGACAAGGAAGAGAATCTTGAAACTCTCGCACAGCAATGTGCCGATGATTGGACAGCATTGAAGCAGTCACTTGTAGCAAACGGCAATTTTGTTGAAGCACCCAAGGCAACCTCTCCCGAAGACGAGCAGAATGATTTCATTACAAAAATGCAAGGCTTCTCGGAGCGTAATGCTCCAAAGGAGTAAGGCATTATCAATGAATTATGTTAAACTCTTTAAAAGAAGAAAATTATGTCAAACAGAGGCTATTTTTTGCATAGAACCAAGCCAGAGGATATCAAGGAAGCACTTTGGCTTGAAGAGCAGTGCCTTCGCCGACAAGGTGGTTATGACCTCGACCGCACCAACCTTCCAGCTACTTTAAAGTTTGTAGCGAAGGGTACAGTTCTCAGACTTGTAACTGGTGGTAAGGCACAGGTTGTAAAGACTGCAAAGGTCACAGAAAAAGCAGCCAAGGCTGCTACAACCTTAAAGATTGCTAGTGGTTCTTTATTCCAGGTTAATGATAAGATTGCTGGTGCGACCATTTCGGCAATTACTTCTTCCGATGGTGTAGATACATTAACTGTATCAGAACTCGCTAACGAAGTTGCCGCAAATGCGATTGTATCGGATTACGATAAGACCAAGGACGTACTTCTTGGCTTCTCATATGATACTCTCGATGTAAGAGACCAAGAGTCTTCTATCGCAGCTACTCCTACCTTACAGGTAATGGAGGTAGAGGAAGATTCACTCCCTTATCCTATCAATGATGAGATTAAGGAAGGTATCAGAGCAAATGGTATCGCTTTGTTTAAGATTCAGTAACCTTTAAAAGTGGAGATTATAGATTATGAATAGTATTTTGAAGAATCTGCAAGACCCAAAGTCTTTTCAGACCTACATTGACGAATACATGAAGACTTCCACCTACAAGGCTGAGTGGAAGAACGAGTTGAAGCCTGTTGAGTATTGTGCTGCAAAGGTATATCAGGCAAATATGGCTACCTATGCTGCTGCTATGGTTGGTTCTGTTGTCGCTAAGAACGCAGAGCGTCCATTGCATACTATGCCTGATTGGGGTCAGCTTACTGGCTCTATCGGTCGTATCGCCGATGAGTGGGAGCTTGATAACGATTACCTCGAACAGATGCACCTCTTGGAGGGTAAGTTTAATGATATGTCGGGACGTGGCGGTTATACACAGTCACAGCTCAATGCTAAGTACGATGAACTTATCAAGTACTCATTCAAACCTTTTGAGTTGGCGGTTATCTCTCCTCATAAGCGTATTGATATGTTGTACTTCGAGGGATTGTTCAAGGGTACTCAGACTGTATCACGTACCAATAACTCTAAGGCTAACGTATCTTATACCTTTAATTTGGGTGTTAAGCAGCTTTCTGCTACCACAAATTGGGGAATGGAGAACGCAACTCCTATTGAGGATATTAAGAAGTTGAAGGACGAGGCTCGCAAAAAGGGTCGTAAGATTCTGCGTCTTCGTATGTCTGAGAACACATTCTTCGCAATGTGTAAGGCAAAGGAGATTAAGGACACCTTCCGCTTGAACCTCGGTCAGATTACCATCAATCCTACTGCACCGATGATTAGCGTTGACCAGATGAATATCTATCTGCGCTCTATCCTCTTGCCAACAATTCAGATTGATGAAGATAAGTTTGTTGAGCTGCCTGACAAGACAGTCTTTAACCTTATCCCAGATAACCGAGTTGTTGCGATGTGTGCCGATAAGGTGGCTGTACCTAAGTGCGCAGAGTGCTTGGAGGCTATTGACCCAGTTGATGGCGTTTCTTACTCTACATACGATAACAACCTTATCGGTTATTGGAGAGATAAGAAGGGTTATCACCTTACCAACGAAATGTGGATGCAACCAGTATTCGATGGTATCGAAGACTTCTTTATCTTGAAGGTTGGTGCTTAATGCACTGACCCTCAGTTATGGATATTTTGATTTAATAAGTGAAACTTCATAAAATAACAAGATTAGCATGACAATTTCAGAAGCCATAGCAAGCGAGATTCAGCCTTTCTCTACCTCAGATGAGACCTTGGAGAAGATGTTTATTGATGCTACTGATAAGTTTAGCATCACGGCATCCGTGGCTGATGAATACTCTGTATCGGTAAAGAAACCCGTAGCCTATGCGGCTATGCGTATCCTCTACAAGATGAATCCATTATCAAGTGAGAATGTTGGCGGTATCTCTCAGAGTTACAAGAACGACAAGAATCTTATTGATAAGATGATTAAATCTATTGCGAAGGATGCTGGATTGGATGCTGACCTTGTTATTGATAGTACTTCTGATGATTATTGGGTTCAGAGTGTGAAGGTATGGTAATCATATAGATAGCGTATGAACTTTGAAGATATACTTAAAGTAAAAGGTGCTCCACAAGATGGCTTTGATGAGGACGGAAATCCTATCGAACAGCCCGAAGGAGAATGGCAAACCTTTGGAAAGTGCGTTATTTTGCCTAATTCGCAGGCGAAGATTATCACTCTGGCAGACGGGCAGCAGTACGTGTATTCACACGAAATCTATGCTCCTCTCTCAAAAGCAAAATACCCTCTCATACCGAAGGAAGGCGAAAAGGTTTGGATAACCAAGAAAGATGGCACGATTGATAAGGAAATGGAGGTTAAAGGCTTCGTAACCTTAAAAAAACGCTATCTTAGAATTTGGCTCTAATAGGCGGTAATATGGCAAAGGTTGAATTACAAATCAAAGGTCGTGAAGCCTTACAGAAAAGGTTGAATGAAAAGAGGTAGCAGATTATCAGCTACCTTAATATGCGTTTGATGCAACTTGCCGAAGAAGCGGTCACCTTTTCCAAAGAAAATAAAGGTTATCAAGACCGAACTGCAAATTTAAAGAACTCAATTTCTTTCGCTCTCTACCTTGATGGTCAACTCATCACCTCGGCAGTTGGTAAGATTCCAAAGGCAGAAGAAGCGGAAGGAGGACAGGAAGGCGTAAGTGCTGCACTCAGTGAGTATGCACAGAAAGAAGGGGTAGTAGCACCCAAAGGGTACTCTCTCGTCATTGTTGCTGGTATGAATTACGGAAAACATGTAGAGGATAAAGGTTACAATGTCTTACACCTTACAAAGTATTTCCTTCGTGACGAAATGAAGAAGATTTTTGAAGAAGTAGCTGAAATGATTAAAAGCGATAGTTAGATATGATACTCGGTGATACAGCCGTTACGGCATTATTTAAGTATCTCAATGATAATGTTGAGAGAATAGGCATAAAGAAAGGTCGTATCTTTAAATATGAGATACCCGAGAAGTTGGCGGTTTGTGATTATATCGCAATCAATCATCTTCCCTTTGTGTATAGTGATGCTATTAATGAGGGTGTAGTGAATTTGAATATTCATTGCCCTAAGACCTTATCAAATCTACCTAACATAAAGAAGCTCTCTGATTACTCGGAGAAGATTCTTTCTCTGTTTGGTGACGGTACTTACCTCGGTGGCTGTTACTTCGATTTCTATTCTATCTCTCGCCCTACTCGTGATAGTGATAACACTTATTACATCAATATGAAATTTAATGTAACGTATAATAATTTAAAAGAATAAAACTATGGCAAAGAATGGTGTATATGGCTTGGAAAGCTTCCGTTTTGCCGATTGTGTCGAAAATGGCGGCTACCCAACAACATGGAGCGACAAAATTAAGGCTGTCGTTTCTGGTAGCTTGAGTTTTAACGACCAGGCAGCACAGACATCGGATGTAGAGGTTGAGGATTCAGAAGACCCTTACGCAGTGCTGACCACATCAGCAGCAACAAAGGGCTTTACCTTGCAGACATACGATTTCTCAGAAGAAAACTTTACGAAGCTTCTTGGTTACACAAAGGATTCTGGTACTGGTGGTAAGGATGCTTGGTTGAATGAGCTTCCGCAAGAAACCGAGATTTACAAGGCTGTACAGATTGTAACAAAATATTTGGATGATATTCCTTCTCGTACCTTCCAGTGGTCTAAGATGAAACTTACAATCACTCGCAGTGGTTCTATCGGTAAGAGTGGACTTCCTAATCTTAACATTGAGTTCCGTCAGATGGCGGTATTCGATGCAAAGGGTGACAAGAAGAGCGGTCATCGCAATATCCTCACAAAGGATATTAGTGCTGCGGCTATTGTGAAGTAAGTAAAGCTTTTATCTTTTATATGATTTAAAATTAAACTTCAAAAGGCGGTGAGGTAAGGGAACTTTCCCAAGCCGCACCGCTTTTTATGTTATAAAACATATTTTGATATGAAAACATCAGATAAGGAAAAGGTAGCAAAAACGCTTTCCGAGGCATCTGTAAAGATTAAGGTTGGTATGTTTCGCTTTAAAGTGAAGCCACTTACCTTTATGCAGATTTATGAAATGGGTGTATTCGGTAACTCTATCAAAGAACCAACATGGAAAGAAGGCGATATGATGAATATCATCCCTCTTTTGTTTGAGCACTCTGAGACGGCTCGTTTAATGAGCGAGATTTTTATCGTGTGCGCCTTTCGAAAGAAGTGGGCACGCAAGGTATGGGGGCGATATATACGCAAGCACCTTGATATTATGGCATTCAATGAGCTTGTGAAGTTTATAAGTGGTTCTTTCAATGCAAATTTTTTCTTAACCTCTATAACTTTCCTAACTCAGACGAAGATAATGACGGAGCCGAAAACGACTCCCCGTGGGCAACAATCGGAGAAGTAATGAAGTACTTTCGTATGAGTTACGAGGAGGTCGTATTTAATCGCTCATACCTTAATATTATTCTGCTTAACCGCTCGATTCCGCCCTTTAATACAAATACCAAGGATGAACCGAGAAAAGGCAGCAGACAGCAAAAGAAGCCACAAAAAGAGTATCATAAGATAGATAAGTCAATTTCTGCTAATGATTTCTTTATGGGCATGATGTAATAATCACATAAATAAGCAAACAATATGGCAGCAGCAGATGAAATACTTGGAATCAGCGGACAGATGGATATTTCCGATATTCAAGCATCACTTGATAAGCTTTGTGATGGTTTGAATCGTGTCGGCGTTGATACAGAAGCCTTATCTCAGAGAATGAATAAGGCACTTAACGATGTGGCGCAATCCGATGAAGACCTTGCGACAAAGACCACCAAGGCTATGCAGGTTCTTAAATCTGCTATGGATGAAGCCACAAAGGGGATACAGGTAGTACCAGAAATGATTGATACTGCCAATAGACGAGTAGAAACCATTGAAGGTACTATCGGTAAACTTAACGAGCAGTTAGCTAAGACAGAAAAGGGCTCAGAGGCATTCGGTTCGCTTACAAAGCAGATTGATGCTCAAAAGCACTCTTTGGAATTGGCGAAAGGTGATGTAAAAGACCTTGTTGAATCTTATGATGGTGTTAGAAATTCTATCTCTCAGGTAAATGGTGCATATCAGGCATTAAGTGCTTTCTCGGTTGCAAGCACAAGTGCTAATAGTGTACAATCTGCAACGAATATTGCTGTAGGAGCAACGGCTACAACGGCGGCAACTGCTACCTCGGCAGAAGCGGCAGCACACGTAGCAAATGCCGAGGCGGCAACACAGAATGCCGAAGCTGAGAATCAGAACGTAGAAGCAACCAAACATCTTACAGAAGCCTTGCAACAGTATATTTCCGTTGCTTCGGGTCGTGCCGAGATTGAACGAATGCAATCTGAAAGCACAAAGGAACTTAAAGCTGATATTAAACTATATGAGCAAGCCATCAATGATATTCAGCAAAAGCTTGGCTCTACTGATTATGCTAAGAATATTGAAGAGGCAACAAAGAAAATAGAGATTCAGAAAGAGAAAATTAATAGCTATAAGGAAGCTATATCAAATCTCTCTTCTGAGGATAATCAATCTGGGCAAGGTGCTAATTACTATAATCAACTTATACAGGTAGCGCAGGATAATATAGATTCTTTACAATCTAAGATAAACGCAATGAGTGGAGAGCAGCAAAGACTTAATGCTGACCTCCGTGAGTACACGACCTTGCTTGAAGCTGCAAATCAGATACAAGGTGGAAAAGCTATCGTTCAACCTGATTCTTCATCTTCAACTGTAAGCATCAATATAGAAGATACTTCTCTATCTGAGCTTAATAATAAACTTGACGAGAGTAAGCAAAGATTGCAGGAGCTTGAAGCGGAAACCGATAAATTCAGCGGAAAGCCTCTTGGTGATAAGCAGAAAGCGGATTTGGGAAATTTGCAATCTGAGATTGAAAAGACGAAGAATAATATATCTGTATTACAAGAGGCTATTCGTGAGAAGAACGAAGAGACTTTTATTGGCAGATTACGTAATCAGATTTCCGATTCCTTGCAAAATATCTCTGATTTTGGGCAGAGTATAAAGGATAAAATCACACAGCCTATTGATGAGCTAAAATCCAAGATAAGCGGCTCTTCCATTGGTCAGCGTTTTAGCGAGGAGTTTACACAAGCAAAGTCTGGTCTCAATGATTTTAAAGACGGAATCATTAATGTAATGACTGCCAATGGTAAGTTGCAAGGTGAGATTGGTAAGGTCGGTGAAGCTTTCAAGGCTCTTGGTATTCCCGTAACGGGGTCTCTTACTGCCATCAAGTCTGTAACAAAGGCTCTATGGGGAATGTGTGCAACACCTGTGGGTGCGGTAATTGCTGCAATCGCTCTTGCTTTCAAGGCGGTGCATACATGGATGACTAAATCCGCAGAGGGTCAGAAGGTCTATACAAAGCTGATGGCTTACTTTGGTTCTCTTGCTAAGTCTATCACAGATATTGTGATTATCTTCGGAGAATACTTGTATAAGTGCTTCACAAAGCCAAACGCTCCCCTTCGTGACTTCGGTAATAACTTCGTAAAGACGTTCAAAACTGCCGTGAAAGCAGCGGTAAATCTTATTGGAGGTCTCGGAACTACCATTAAAGGTGTATTAAATATGGACTGGGACACCTTTACTGCTGGTCTTAAAAAGACTTGGGATGGAATTAAGGGTGCTGGTGAAACTGTTATTGATGTATTCAAAACACAAGTATCAGGTGTTATTGGCGCAACAAAGACTATCTATGATGCTTTTACCAATGAAGATTTATCAAAGAAGTTAGGAGCGGCATTCAATGGAATACTTACAAAGGCAGAGCAAGCGGCTTCCCTTGCAGGTAAGATTCAAGAAACGCAAATCGCTATCAATAAGAATAAGGAAACTCAGCTCAAACTTGATGGAAAAATTGCCGATGTAAGAAATAAAATATATACCTTACAAGGAAAGGAGAAAATCGCTGCAATTGAGGAGGCAAAGGCTCTTGTTAAGCAGAAATACGATTTTCAGATAAAGCAGCAGCAACAGCTCGTTGAGTTACATGAAAAGCAAGCTAAATTGCATACTCAATCTTTGAAGGATATTGCCGCAGAGCGTGAACTTAGAATGCAAGTTCTTAGAACGCAAGTTCAGCAGAATAGCGAACAGAGAATGCTCATCAGACAAGAGGCAGCAGCAAAACGTTCTCTAGCGAATAAAGCAAAATCGGATGCTAAGAAAGATGCTACTCAACAGAAGCAGATTAATTCAGCAGAAGGGAAGCTTGATGATGTTATCTATAAGAATGCTTATGAAAGAGCAAAAGCTTGGCAATCTTTGGAACAGGAGGTAACCGATGCAAAGATTAAGGCGATGAAAGAAGGCGAAGAGAAGGTTATTGCCGAGCGCAAAAGAGAGCTATCCAAAGAAATTGAGCAGATTGAAGAGCGAAAGAATGCAGCTATCAAGGCAGAGCGTGACCGACAGAAAGCTGAATTTGACGCACAGCAGTCTGTTATTAAGGCAAAGGGTGGCAAGGCTGAGACTTGGGATGATAAGAACCATCTTGATTCAAAGAATATTCAGAAGATTACCGAGCAGTACACCATCATTGAACAGAAGACTGTAGAATTATATAATAATGAGATTTATGCTGATGAATTAAAATCATATCGTGAATACCTGAAGGAGTATGGCAATCTCGAACAGCAGAAGCTCGCCATCGTTGAGGAATATAACGAGAAAATCAAAGAAGCAAGGGCAAAGGGTAATATTTTCGAGGAAGCAAAGTTGAAAACTGACCTTGAAGAGCAGCTAAAGAAGCTCAACTTTAATGATTTCAAGGATTCTATCAACTGGGATTCTGTTTTCTCTGATATGGGAAGATTGAGCAAATCTTATCTCGAAGACCTAAGAAAAAAGCTCAAAGACCTTCTCGGTTCGGGTACTCTTGATATTGATGATATGAAGGTTGTATCTGAACAGATTGGTAAGATTGATGATGCTATTTCTGAGCAGACCGATAAATGGGGTTGGTCTAACGAGAAGGTGCGTGAATATAATCGGCTCTTACAAGAGGCTGCTGATGCACAAGAGCGATTAAGAAAAGCTACAGTAGAGCAATATAATGCACAAGAACAGCAGTCTTCTACGAAAATTGCTATACAAAAAGTCTTTGCGGAGACGGGGGTATCTGTAAGCACCAATAAGATAACCTCTCAGAATAAGAGCGCACTCTTTAATGAGAATAAGATGAATCTCAGCAACGAACAGCTCGAAAAATTAAAGAAACTCTTTGATGAGCTCGCTGTTTCTGAGGTAAAAGTCGGAAAGGCAACAAAGGACGTAAAGAAGGCACAAGAAGATGCAAATGTATCACAAGATAAGGCAAGAAAGTCAATTAAGCAGATTGCTAATGAATGGGCAGAAAGCATCGGTAACGTTGCTAAGAAGCTACAAGAAGCAAGTGAATTGATTGATGTTCTCGGCTTCGGTGATTCAGACCTTGGAAAGAAGCTTAAAAGTGGTGCAGATGCCTTCAATAAGGGTTCGCAAGCGGCATCAGACTTTGCTACGGGCAACTATATCGGGGCAGCTATTAACGGCATAGGGGCTATCAAATCGCTTGGTAGTGCTTTTGGTATCGGCAATGGAAGTAATGCGAAGGAGGTTGCCGAGACTACGAATCGCCTTACAGAATCAAACGAGCGATTGCAATACTCTATTGAGCAGTTGAAGAGTTCGATTGATAAGACTTCGGGAATGAGTGCCGTCAGCAATTATCAAAAAGCCTATGATGCACAGAAGCAAATCAATAAGCAGAGTATGGAAATTCTTCAAGCACAGATGGGTTACCATGGCTCGCATCATTCTAATGCTTATTATTGGAATCTGTCGGCACAGGATTATGCTGCTATCAATCGCACGTTGGCACAGCAATCAGCAGTAAGAGGCGGTTATGTTAATTCTACGATAAGCAAGGTAAATTCCTTGGAGGATATTTATAAGCTCACTCCAGAGCAGATGAAGGATATTCGCACATACAACCAAGATGTATGGAAGAATATGACCGACCAAGGTAAATATGATAAAACTGAATATTGGGAGAATTATACCGACCTTGCCGAGAAGCTTGAAGAGCTGACTGATAAAATCAATCAGAATCTTACGCAGACAACCTTCGATTCGTTAAAGGACAACTTTATTAGCAATCTTATGGATATGAGTAAATCGGCGCAAGATTTCGCAAATGATTTCACAACGATGCTCAATAAGTCAATGCTTAACTTTGCCGTTGATGATATTGCAAACAAGAGACTTAAAGTCCTTTATGAAAAGTGGGCTGATAAGATGAAGCAGGGACAGCTTTCGGATGATGATTTGAATGCTCTTAAAAAAGAGTACGATAACATCGTTAATGAAGGTTTAAAGATAAGAGATAATATTGCTGCAATAACAGGGTATAAGGAGGCGCAATCTCAGCAGACGGCAACGGGCAAGGCTATCGAAGCTATCACCGCAGACCAAGCAAGCAGCCTTATCGGTATCGGTTATGCGGTGCAAATTGCCCAAGAGCAAGGTAATGAGGTTCGTAAGGCTATCGCAGTTGATGTTTCTTTCTTGCGCATCTATGCTGAGCAGACATATAATAATATCTCTGAAATGCGAGATATTCAGTATCAAGGATTACAGCAGTTGGAAGCAATCAATAAGAATACTGCCCCTATTATATTGATACGTGAAGACATCGCAAGTATGTATAAATTAATGAAGGATAAGTATTAAGTTATGAAGAATGATGCTTTTATAAAATTGGTCGATGAAGCGGATACTGCTTACATTGACCTTGATACTTTCGGTATTACATTGGTAAGGGGTTGGCGAGAAGCTCTGCTGACCCCAGCCCCAGTAAAAAGCTATGTAACTAACGATAGTCGATTGGAACATGGACAATCGGTTATCGCTACATCGAAGTATGTAAAGAAAGATAAGCGTGAAGTAAGTATCTCTTTCTTTCTTGAAGGTAGTTCAGAAGAAGATTACTTACAGAAGTATGAGGCTTTCCTTGATAAGATAGCTTATTCGGGTGAATTTTGCTTGAAAGTTCCTCGCCTAAAGAGGGTTTTTAAACTTGTTTACACGCAATGCTCGCAGTTTGGTGATTACGGTCTAAAAAGAGGTAAATTTGTACTCAAATTAACGGAGTATAACCCGAATGATAGAATTAAGTTATGATTAAGATATATGATATTAACGATAAATTGCTGATGCAAGCAGAAGTAACATCAGCGGCTAAGAGAGAACAGGAAATGTCTAAGTCAGATTACATTTCTCTGTCTTTCTCTGCTGCTGAGAAGGTTATTCTGCCCATTGGTGCGTATATCAATTATACATATAAGATTGATAAAGTAAGAGAGGTTACTAGGAAGTTTCTTCTCTTGGAATCGTATGAGCCTACTCAATCAGATGAATGCTCTTGGAAGTACACTCCTCAATTCCAGCATCCGAAGATGATTCTATCGAAGACCCCATTCTTTATCTATACTCGTAATTCACAGAATGTAGAGGTAAAGCAAAATGTATGGTCTTTCGTAGGTACTACATCTGCACTTAGCGAAAAAATAAAAGATTTCCTTAACAAGGATTTAATGTTTGGCGAATGCGGATGGAAAGTTATCTTTTCAAATGTAACGGCAAATACTGTCAATGTATCATTCAGCGATAACGATTTTATTTCTGCACTTACAGCAATTACAAATGCTATTGGAGATAACTGCGAATGGCATATTGACTATGATGATGAAATTATCTACATCGGTAAGGTCTTAATCGGTGCAACTCCTGTCGTTTTAGAGGTTGGAAAGAATGTAGGTGTACCAAGTATCAATAATAGCAAAGAAGGCTACTATAACGCTTTCTCTATCTTCGGCGGTACTAGAAATATTACACAAGTAAATAGCAAAGGTGAGAATGTTTCATCTGGCGATATTCGTCTGCAATTAGATGAGGGCAATGGTACAATATTAATAGACGGAAAGGAACGCTCCTACTCTATTGATAAGTATTCTACCCTTGACCTTAGAGCGGATAAAACGAAAGAACCTCTCTTTACGAAGGTGCTTGATTTTTCTCAGATTTATCCTTCGCTCAATACCTATGTATATAATGTACGTGGGCGAGTTAAGTATGTGCTTGATGATAATAATAAGAAAATACCTATTTCTTATAATGCTGATGGCTCGGTTAAGGAATATAAGACCTTTACAGTATGGTATATGAAATTGGCTTATCCTGCTACAGAAAAAGTAGAAGGAAAGACAATTATCAATACAACAGTTGATGATGGCGTTACTCATTATTGGTATGACTTTGAGGTTACAGATGATTTGCTTATCAATGGTAAGAATATCGGATGCTCATTTGAACCAAACTTTAATACGGGTGCGCTTTCTACTCCACTTGCTGGTCGTGGCTCTAACGGCGAATATGTAGGCTTTGAACTTATCTATCATAAAGAGGCATCATCCTCGCATACGTCAGATGATGTTAGTGATAGTAATTTCTCTGTATTGGCTGGTGATTACGAAATTATCTATCAAGAGGATAATGAGGTCATTATACCTACAAATGAAGCAGAAATGCTCATTCCTCGTGGAGAAAGCAAACCTTCTTTGAAGTGTAATATCACGGTACTCTATAATATTGCAATGGCTGATACTATCTATTACGAGGATGCTCAAAATAGATTGTTAGAGAAAGCAAAGGAGGAGATTGTGCGATTACTCTCTGATTTGAATAACTATGAGGTTAAATCATATTCTGATGTATTCTTGGAAGATAACCCTCAACTACAAATCGGTCAGAGTATAACGTATAAGGACGGACACGGATATGAGCTTGCGACAAGAGTGTTGAAGCTATCGACTAATATTGATTACGACTTTATTCAGTCGATTACAATAGGCAATCAAGTAATTAAGGGCACTATCACGCAGCTCAAAGAAGACGTACAGACAATTATTGCGAGCGGAGGAAGTAGCGGTAACGGAGGTGGATATTCCGTTTCCCAGCTAAGAAAACTCATTGCGAAGTACGGAAGTGATAATTTTATATCTAAGCAGTTCGATGACATTGCAAAAGGCACTATCACTTGGGAAAAGCTCCAGAAGTTCTTGAAGGGAATGAAGGTCGGGGCGAACGGGGATTGGACTCTTGACGAACTAGATAACACCCATCTAACCACAGATTATCTACAAGTCAGAATGAAAGCAATCTTCGAGACCTTGGAAATATTGCATACAGACACATTGGGTGGTGAATTGTTCATCACCCCAGTAGGCAGTAACCGAATATTGAAGGTTGAGGAGGTGAATATTACCTATGATGGTGTTAGTCAGAAGGCTTACAGATGCTACTTCCTTGGTGAGCAAGATGGCTCAAAGGTGGAGAATAAATGGAAGGTTGGAGACCAAGCAAGGAGCAAGAGCTTCAATCTTACGGCAGGAAAGTATCATAACGTAGGCAACCATTACTATTGGAGGCTAGTCATCGGTGTGTCTTCCGAGGCAGTGGAGATAGATGGCAAGAAATATCATTATGTGGATTTATCGGACATCGACAAGGACGCAGCCAGCGATGAGCCTATGGTTGATGACATTCTGAATCAGTGCGGTAATAGAACGAACATCACAAGGCAAAGTTGCTTGGTATTCTCTGCCGTTGACACCTATTCCCCTTGCATAACACTCTATCACGGAGTTGACGGCTACACCTTTAATAACAAGGAGTATGTGAACTATGGCGTGAACCATTCCACGAACAAGGCTTTCTTCCACGTCTACGGAGATATGTACTTCGGAGACCGACCTACTAGTGCCAATAACTACGAGGGTGAATCCTATGTCAAGTTTGATAGCGAGACGAAGAAAGTTACCATCAAGGGAGAATTGGATATAAAGTCCACCTATGATGGCAAAACCTTGGATAAGTATATCGCAGACAAGAGACGCATTTTCGGTTCACAGCCAGTTCCCCCATACGACGTGAACGATATGTGGGTCAATGCCACCTATCCTAGCGATGGAAGTACCTACAAGAATGAAATCTTGAAGTGTTCCACCGCCAAGGCAGAAGGAGAAAAGTTCGATATTGCCGATTGGAAATTGGCTAGCAAGTATACCGATGACACGAAGGCAGAGGAAGCCAAGAAAGCTGCTGAGAAGGCGCAAGAAGAGATTAAGACGACACAGAGCAACTTGAATACCCTCGGAACGACCGTATCTAACAACAAGAAGGCTTTCGATGATTTTACCTCTGATGGCTACTTGGATAGCTCGGAGATTGCGGCTATCGCACAGGATAGCAAGCGACTGGAGGATGATTATAATGCAGCCGTTGAGTCGTATAATAATGTTGTTGGCTCTAAGTTCTTGTTGGATAAGGATGGTAATGAAACGACCTATAAAACGGATTTGGTTTCAGCTAAGGCTACACTCGATAGCGCAAAAAATGAACTCATTACCTATCTTTCTGACATCGTAAGCAGATACAACGCTTCTGATTCAAATGGAAAGGCTACCATCAAGGCGGCTGCGGCTCAGAAGTATACCAACTTCACGAATGCTTATAAGGCTTTCTACGACAAGCTGGGTGTGGCGAACAACTATATCACGTCTAATCTGTTTGATGGTCTCAATACTAAGCTCATCACTAATATGGCTGGTCTTGAATACATCAAGGCTGCTCTTGTTGATGGAGACACAGTAGTCAAGGGTGGTCTTATCCTCTCCACATTGATAGCCTTACGTAACGATAAGGGAAATGTTACCGCAGGTATCAATGGAGCGGACACGAAGGAGAATGGCATCGCCCTTTGGCTAGGTGGAAAGGCTATCGACAAGCAAGCCTCCACGACAACAGAGGAAGAGAAGAAAATTGCTGCCAAGTCCCTCTTGCGCTTTGACGGAACAGGCTATTTCGCAAATGGAAACCTTTGGTGGGACGCAGACGGTATTTTGCACGCAGACCCGACATCTTTCATTATCAACAAGGATAATGTTGGTGTTCAGCTTGCTCTCTTCGCTCCTATATGGAAAAGCGGAACTACAGATACGACAAAGTTGGCAAACGTCTTGTCTATCGACCCACAGAAGCCGTTCACTCATCTTGACGTATCGGGTAACGTGACAACCGAAGGTAGCTTAAAAATTGGTGGAATCTATCTATCGTATGATAGTGCCAACAATGCCCTTCGACTATCCAAGGATGCGGCAGGAAAGGAGGCTGCTAACTTCTATGCTCTTGGTGGTATTACCGCATACGGAAAAGGTGCAGGTACTACTGGCGGTGGCGGATTGAATGCAAGCGTAATCAGCTATGCGAGAATCATAAAGGGAGACTATACGGATGCGGACTTGACTAGCATTCCGAATGCCTATGCTATAAAGGCTCTCAGCAGCCGAATTGACAACATAGCCACAGAACTTGGCGGTCTTAATCTCTCTTGGAATAACATCACGGGTAAGCCATCAACATTCACACCTAGTGCGCATACCCATAAGTGGACAGAAATCACTGACCGCATCACGAAGGTAAGCCAGCTTACCAATGATAAAGGGTATCTGACTGCTCATCAGTCTCTCGCAAGCTATTATACCAAAGCGGAGATTGATGCAAAGGGCTATACTACCAATAAGGGTACTGTTACATCTGTAGCTCTTACCCTTCCTACTGGTTTGACGTGCGCAACTAAGACTATCACAACAAGCGGTACGTTTGCCATTAGTCTTGCCTCGGGTTACTCTATTCCTACTACTGCAAAGCAGACGGCTTGGGATGGTGCGGTATCAGCAAAGCATACTCATAGCAATAAGTCTGTATTGGACGGCATTACATCAACGAAGGTAACTTGTTGGGATAGTGCCTATGACTGGTACGCCCTTATAACTACTGACGAGGAGACTGCGGACGGCGTTATCAATAAGTGGAACGAGGTGGTGAGCTTCCTCGCCAATATTGCGCAGACAGACACTTTAAGTGGTATCGTTGATGGAATCAATAAGTCTATATCTGACGAGGTAACAAGAGCGAAAAAGGCAGAAGGGGTGAACGCTTCGGGCATATCCACCAACAAGACGAGTATCACCACCTTGCAGGGCTACTTTACAAGCGGTTCAGCGAAAAAGGCTCTCCAGCTCACGAATACTCGCAAGCTTTGGGGTAACTCGTTTAACGGTACTGCCGATATTAACGGAAGTATCATCGTGCCTGACGGAAAGTACATCTCCATCGGCAACATAAAGATGGAGTATGATGCAACCAATAAGGCGTTGAAGATTACGAACACTACGACTAACGAGGTGGCAAACCTCTATACTAGTGGTGGTGTTTCTGCCTATGGTGTTGGGACATCCTCATCCAGTGGTGGCGGCTTGAACGGCAGTGTGAAGAGTTATTCAAATGCCTTGAAGCTTACATCAGAATCGCTGAGTGAGATTGCCTCTGCCTACTCCATCAAGGCTCTTGATTCTCGTATCTCTAGCCTAGAAGGAGGCTCGGCTATGGACGTTAGTGTTAGCGGTAGTGGAAACGCAGTGACAGCCATCAGTAAGAGCGGAACGACTATCATCGTGACAAAGGGAACAACGTTCTTGACTTCACATCAGAGCCTTGCGAGCTACCTTACTAAGACTGACGCTGCCAGCTTGTATCAACCGAAGGGAAACTACCTTACCGCACACCAATCGCTCGATGGTTACGTGAATGCGATAGCAGTTAGCGGAAGTGGAAATGCCGTTACTGCCGTTACAAAGAGCGGCAAGACCATCACCTTCACAAAAGGCTCTACATTCTCGCTCAATGGGCATACACATACTTTTGCAAGTTTGACCTCTAAGCCAACAAGTCTCAGCGGATATGGTATCACAGACGGTGTGAATGCCGTTAGCGTAACAGGTTCTGGGAATGCGATAACAACCGCATCTATCAGTGGGCATACCTTGACCTTGACGAAGGGTAGTTCTTTCAGCTTGTCTAACCATACTCATTATGTGGGAACGACACAGGTGCAGGGCAGCAGTGCCGAGCAAGCCTTGACAGGAATCACCAAGATAGACAACATCTTGAAGTTGTCAAAGGCTAGTGTCACCGTCAACACAAGTTACAAGGCAGAGCAGAATCGCTTGGTGATTTATGGAACTACCTATGGCAACGATGCAAACTACATCAAGTCGGCTGGAAAGCTGTCCTATGGCGATGGCGGTCCGCAATTGGTTTTCTCAACTTGCGATAACCCTGATGCAAGTGGCATTCAATCGGCTGCATTGGTTTATACTGACCATAACACTATAGGAGCAGGTGTAAGCCTTTCTTTCGTTACGAACCAAGGCGATGCTTACTTCATCGCTCCACACATCAAGGCACTCACGGCGTTCCAAGGAAACCTTGCGTGGAGCTATATCACCAACAAGCCAACCACTTTGTCGGGATTTGGCATTACGGATGGCTTGCGCTCGGTTACTCAGCCAAGTGGAAGCAATGTGTTCGTGACTGGCATATCCACCAGTGGAACAGCCATCACCTACACCAAGAGCTACACGAAGAAGAGCCTTTCTGCGGTGGGCACTTCGGGATGGACTAACGCATCGATCGATGGCAACATCATTCCTGACATGAGCTTCATAGCTTACTGGAACGGAGCATATAGTGGCACTAGTTCAAACCTCGCCTATTGCAACAAGGGTGCTTTCGGCTCGTTTGCAATCAAGAACAGCCTTGCCTTCTCAGAACTCACAAGCAAGCCGACAACGATAAGTGGGTATGGCATTACTGATGCTTATACGAAGTCACAGGTGGATACCATCGCCGCAAAGTACTTGCCTTTGACAGGTGGAACGCTCACAGGTCAGCTTAAGATTGAAGCTAGCGCATTGAATGGTGCTTACAATGGATTGCGCATTGGCGATGATTGCTACATTGGTGATTGTAACTTTGGCAACACTATCGGCTTGATGGGCGTTGGCAACAACAACGCAGGAATGGTGAAGTTCGGCAAGGGAGGTATGCAATTCGGTTACAACGGCTTGAATCACATAGCTTCGACTACCGCACAATGGACAAACCTCAATGCGGATTTGCTCGATGGTTGGCACAAAAACAACATCGTATGGTCGGGAGCGGTAAACAGCAACACCGCAAGCCTTTCCCACTATTGGGCGAAGTTGTTTGACATTACCGTCACAGGCAACCAATATGATGATAGAAATTTCACGTTCCTCTTCTCCAACGGATATAACGATACCTTTTCGGTTGTCGTGTTGAGAATCCGTCAGAATGGAGCGAAGGACTCTGGGGCATACAACTTTATCATATCCTTGCGTGAGTTGGTTGGAAACATGTCTTCAAGGTTGCGTGTGTACTACAACAATGCAACTGGTAATGTTCAACTTTGGGGAAATTGCCAACATCAATATGGAAGTCTGTCTTACACAATCATCAAGAAGACAGGACGCACGTCTGCCGATTTCACAAGCCAAGGAACTTTGGTGACAAATATATCGTTCTCTGCGGCTCAAAGCTTGCCAGCAACCACAGGGGATAGCCCTTACACCTTGCTTGATGGTGCTACGAGAATTGGCATCGTGAATCAAGCAGACAAACTTGTAACGGCAAGAACCATCTGGGGACAGTCGTTCAACGGAACGGCTAACGTGAGCGGTGCTTTGAGCGGTGCGACCACCATCAGCGCAAGCAACACCATCAGTACCACCTTGCAGAATGGTGCGCTTAAGATTGGCAACAAGTTAACTCCTATTAGTGCCATTGATGCGCAAGTTATTTTCAACACAGGTGCGGCTATTCGCTTTGGCGAGACAAACTGGGATTGGAATCAATGGGCTGGACTTAAATATACTCATTCTAATAAAACTATTTATCTTGGTATAGCTGATAAATCTGTGTTTACTGCTAATAGTGCACAAAGTAATGGTACACTTAAATTTCCAGGTATTAAAACTATAACTCCTGATAGTGGAGCTAGAATTGGAGGTAGTGGTGGTGATTTATATTTAGGTAATGCTAATAATAGTAATTGGGTGAAAGTTCAAAATATATGTAGTCATAACGGTTCTAATTATTGGTATATATATCAAAACGGTAATGCTCATTTTAATAATATTGGTTTAACTGGTGCTACTATTAATGGTGATGCTACTATCAATGGTAATTTATCAGTTACTGGATTAATATCTAATAAAGGTATACTACCTGCAAATTATGAATTTAATAATAAAGGAACTAGTTGTTATGTTTCAGCTGATGCTTTATGCTCTGGAATTACTGCTATTACTGATAGTATACAAATTAATCAAGTAACTGTACAATATTCTAACGATAGCGGTAATAGTTGGACTAATTATCCTATGAGCAATGATGCGAAATTTAATATGTATGCTAGTAATGCAGGTTTAAATCAGATTTATTTAGGTTATAATGTTATCACTGGTAATAATGATGCTGAGAAGTTAGCTCAAGTAAAAAAGAATGAATTAATGGTTACTTTTGAAATATCTAATAATTGTTATTCTCAAGTTTATTTTGCTAGTGTTGATATATCATCTGGTATTGATACTATTTGTACTATAGAAACACTAAACAATAGTGGTGCTGTAGTTGGAACTTATACTAAACATATTACTGGATGGAATCAAATTAATTATATATATCTATTACCTAATGGTAATGCTGGTTATGATTTAGGAAGTAATAGTAACAGATATATTAGATTTAAATTTAAACATGACCAAAAGACTACTGCTTTACGTAATGCTGTAATAAATAAAATACGAATATTTTCTTTTACTAAGTATTCATTTCCTACTGATAGATTTATGGGGCATACAGGTCATATATATAATTTCGATTATAATATGAATACTTACTTCCCTAATAGCATTCTTGCTAAAGGTGGAGTTACAGCTTATCAATCTTCAGACATCCGCTTGAAGCAGGATTTGCGCAAGCTGGACTACTTGGGTATCATCAAGGCGATGGGTGGCACTTATGGCTTCGCTTGGAAGAAGGACAACACAAGGTCTATCGGTTGGATTGCCCAGCACGTCTTGTGCAACCCTCACTTAAAGGACATCGTGGAGACGGACGAGAAGGGCTACTACAAGATTAACTACTGGTCTCCGAAGCTGATTGCAACGGCATTCGGTGCTATCGAGCAGGTGGGCGATGAGGTCAGCAGGTTGAAGGCTCGGGTGGTCTTCCTTGAATCAGAGGTTCAGCGATTGAGTGGAGATAAGGAAGACTGCAACAAGAAGAGATTAGATAACAAGAATATTAATTCATTAAATTAGTTAAGAAAATGGAGAATTTAAAGATTAACAAGAAGAGTGAACAGACAACCGCCACTTATACCAAGGGCGGCAATCGAGTAGAAATCACCTACAATGTTGACAAGACGGGTGGCAACATCGAGAGCATCAATATGAGTATCTATGGTGACCCAAATGGTAATTATCTCGGCAATGCGAACGCTAGCTACAACGGCAGCGAGCTGACCTACAACATCAGCGGCATCCCTCAGAGCAAGCTCAGTGAGGTATCAGCATTGATTAAGGAGGTCAATTCCGCTATCGCCGCTAATATGGCAAGCGAGGCAGCAGAGTAAGTATCGTGAGCATTAACGCAGGGTGGCTCTTATAGAGCTGCCTTGCCTAGTGTTTTAAGTTCTAAAGATTAGCGTATGGAACGATTTATATTATAGCTTGCGAAAGTGTTCAATGTAACAGTAGAGCGAGTTGTTACTAAAGAAGTTGTAACAGAATTAGAAACTAAAGTTGAATATTAAAAAAATAAAGATTATGCCTTACAATAGTGAAACTGGAATTATTAGTGCTCCTGTTAGCATTGATGATGTTAAACGAGCTCTTGGAGAGAGTAGCAATGACCTTGCTACTCTTTGTAAGAGTGAAAATATAAATATATGGAGTAAGTATAAACCTATTAGTTGTAAAGGTGAATTTAAAGAATATCCTATTAGAGAAGACTCTGAGGAAATAGTAACATCTTCATATAGTAACTACACTTGTGTTGTTCGTTGTGGTATGAATATACCTATGGACACTTATTATAACTTACGTTATAATTATGGAGGAGAAGGTTTTGCAATTAAAGCTTGTAACAACCTTTATAAAGATAATGTATATGGTAATAATGGTTATATTAGTGATAACACAAGTACAATGGTATCAGGAAAACATTTTCCAAAAGGTGGTGCTAATTCTCCTTATAGATTAAGTGATTTTAGAAACTATAGTAGTAAAGCAATAAGTAATGTATTTCTGACTTCTATTCCTCAATTTCATACCGTTGAAATTTATTATTCTTCAACTCCTAAATTTAATTGTATTCTATATAAGAAAACAAATGCGGATTATAATACAAATGTTACTATGGATGATATAATACCTGATTTATCTTTAGGTTGGTCTTTTTGGATTCAAATTCGTTATGATTCACCATATAATGTTAATGATAAGATTTATAAAAATTATTATGTCGGTAATTGCAAAAAACCAACAGATTTTGTATACGCTAGTAAAGAAATAACTTTTGATATAGGCAGTGGAGATAAGTTTATTGATATTGTGCCTTTTTTAGCATATACTCGTAATGCAACTTTATATGATAATACAAAAATAATTTTTATATCTCTTCCGGGTGCTATTACTTTTAAATATTATCCTAGACAAATTAATATGGAAAGTATTAAAAGTGGTTCTAGTGGTTTTGTTGATTTCTCATCGTTGAGAGAATTAGTTGGTGCTAGTTGTATTTGTAAAGCTAGAATATATAAACTTCCTGATGCTACAATTACAATTACTGATGGTATATTTAGAAGTGTTTGTGCTTATGGTAACAATAAGACAACATACGGAAGAGGTTATGTATCTAATAGCTCTGGTCAAATTACAGGTTCTGTAACTATTCCTGAAGGTGATAGAACAGATTATGTTGATATATATATAAGATTTGATAATGTTTATGAAGGAGGTTATTATGGACAAATGTGTCAATTATCTTTTGAAATTAATATAGATGGTGGATGGAAACAAGTTCCTCCAGGTGGTAGTTATATTATGCATTAAAAAGCAGATGTTCTTAATATAACAAATATGCTAGAAATGTATTTGTGGTTTACGTTCTCACCGAGAAAGCAGACACATTACGTCCTAGTGATTATCCAACGTGGGGAAGCTGTTTTTAAAATTCGTAAATTTTGCTCCTCCTGCATTGTTATTCGGAATTATTTTCTTAACTTTGCACTGTTAATAGGAAAGGTATTCTGCTATGGCAATCTGGCGAAGAATATTGTATAACATAAAAATAAAGAAACAATTATGAAAAAGATTAAGACAATTGAGGCAGTTGATGCCTACAGAACATTGAAGGCATTGAAGACATCATCAATGAGTGATGATGCCGCTATGCGAGTTTGGAAGAACATGAAGGCACTGCGCCAAGTAGCCGACACTTACGACAAGGATGTGAAGGAAGCGCAGGAGAGCCTGAAGGACGATAAGTTCGAGGAGATGCAGCACAAGCTTCAGGAGTGCCAGCAGTTGGAACAGAAGCACGCCGATGAGGGCTACGAATACACCAAGGACGATTCAGCCAAGTTCGCTGAGGTCAATGAGTACTTCTTCAATCAGAAGCAGAAGACCGAGAAGTACTTCTCAGACCTTGCCAATGCCGAGGTAGAGGTAGCCATCGAGGACGTTGACGAGAAGGAGCTGTTCAAGGCAGCGAAAGATTGCGGCTTGAAGTTCGCTGATATGGAGACCCTTGATGTTGTGATAGGATAATACCAGTGTAGATATAATAATAGCGTTAGAATTTGGCAAGAAAGCCGTTCTAACGCTATTTTTGTAGCCATCTACTTTCAGATTGTTACATTTTATAAAGTTTAACACAAAAATTAACCTAAAGCCGACTTCTTACTTTTAAAAATGCGTATCTTTGCGGCATCAATCTTTTAAATCAACTAAAATATAATAGCTTATGACTAAAGAGGAAGAAGATGAAGTCCATCGGTTAGTTCAATCAGTCGGTGTTGTACAGTTGTCAAGAGTAATGTTTAAGGACATGGACGTTAGCGAAATGATAAACGTCATTATCCTTGCAGGTAGAGGCTACAGCATAAAGCTACTCACTTGGTTTAAGTATTATTGTGAAGTGATGCCTCTGTTTATCATGCTTTTTCATATTGCATGCATGGTAACATTTGCGTCTCATGAAAAAGAAATGTGCGTATGGTTTAAGGAGAATTGGGTATCGGCAGCATTTATCTATTTTTCCGTTTACATCCATCCGCTTGTGCTTATAATTGCGAGCAGATTCTTTTGGCTCTGCTACAGATGGCGTATTCCGATGATCATCTACCTATTTGGGATAAATGCTATTCATATCGTATACTGGAATGTTTTTACTACCAACGAAATGGTGGAAGCTAATGTTGTAATACTTGTAATGACCATTATATTTTATATATATGGTTTTGCCGATAAGTATTTCTCAGGCAAGGGCTGTCAAAGTTTAATCTCTAGATTATAATGATATGGGAAAGTTATTTGGTTATCACACCTTGGGAGTGTTATTAAAATCGTTATCGGATTCTTGTTTTCGAGCAGACGAGCAAGAGAAGAGAGGGGAGAAGGTAACTGCTTGCGGAATGAGTAGCGATGAGATAGAAGACCTTTGTGAGAACTATCTGCCGTATGCTCTCAACCCGATGCTATCTACCGAGGAAGTCAAGGAGAAACTGCACGTTTCTGATGCTACCCTTAACAGGATGGTTGCAAGGGGCGACATTCCGAATGGCGTGTGCAAAAAACGAGGACACACCCGATATTTTAAGAAGTGGGATATTCTTCACTTCATTAAGAGTAAGAGAAAATCATAATCAATTAAGCCCTATCGCAGCACGGATAAGCGAGCATATATGAGTATGGATTATATGTTTTGTACTTTGATTATAGTAGCGATACTGGTAATAATCAACAGCACGTTTATTGCTTACCTGTACCTTTCCTATAAGTATAAAACGATAGATAAGTTCTTCATGGCTTGGGTGACATCATCAACTATGATATTGATAATGTGGTTCGTGGAAGGATTGTATCTGTATCTAACAAATTAATGATGAAAAATTTGGTGGTTTCGGAATTATTGTCTATCTTTGCAATGCTTTTTGAGCATCGCATATTTGAGCATCGCATTTCCGAGCAGGAATGTGATATTTCCCCTATACTATTGGCGTGGTATAGGGGATTTTTGTTTCTACTTCTATCCTAATAGTTGAACATGTAAGTGTTCCTTACAAGTTGAGTAAGAGAGGTAAGTGATTGCCTCTCTTTTTTATTTGGTGCAATATAATAGACAAAAACACACATATTTCCCCGAAAAATATACGCACTTTTTGCCTTAAATTATACATAACAATATATGATACCACCTACTATCAGCTTAAATCATTGATAATCAACCACTAAAAGAAAGTGTGATAGAGTTATATTTGCTCTTCTATGTTCTTTGTACCTTTGCATCCGTAATCGATTACATAGTGTTAGTTAATATTAAGGATTTCAAAAGATTGTATTATGGAAATGACAGATGCAAAGGTCGTAGAGAAGAAAATCTACGAAGAGGGAAAGAAGCACGATGAGTATGCTTCTAAAGGTATCGCAGGTACAGGCTTGGGCTTAGGAATAGCAGGCACTGCACTCGGTCTTGGTGCTTGGCTGTTTGGCGGTAATCGCAGTGTGTTTGGTTCACTCGGCGGCAATATGCCTGAGAACGTTAACATCAACGCTTACGGTTATGGCGCAAATGCGAATGCTAATCAGCCAACTGCCTTGCAGGTAATGGAGAAGGAATGCGCTGATGAGGTTAAGCTGCTTACCGACATGTTCGGTTTGAAGCTCGACACCGCTAACAAGTTCTACGCTATGCGTGAAACTGACATCGCAGAGAAGTTCTCTATGTATAAGGGTGCTAACGATGCTATCAACGCTGAGAACCGCCGTGCAATGCAGGCTGAGTTCGGTCTTTACAAGTCTCAGATTGATGCAGACTTTGGTTTGTACAAGAATCAGAGAGACCAGTATGACGCACTACAGGCTAAGTATAGCGACCTCGACAAGAAGGTAGCCGTTATGGAAGCCCTCACTCCTTACAAGGAGAAGCTTATGATGGCTTACGTTAACGAGAAGACCTGCAATTGCTTGCGTGGTCAGTTGGTACTCCCATCTACGCCAGTAATTTCAGGCTACGGAAGCTATTGCTGTAACAGCACTGCTCCTTCCACGCCCACTACAGGAGCGTAACAGAGCAAGAAAGTCCGTAAAAAAGACTAAGAAAAAATGAGTTGGTGAGGGGTGTTTGCCCTCGTTGGTGGATGCCCTCTCACCTCTCTATAATATATCACCAACTTTAAAGAAATTGATTGTTATGATGAATTTTGGTAACAGCCCATTATTGGATATGGGCACAAATCAGCAGCAACCGCAGATGATGGATGCCGAACTACAGAAGATGTACGAGGCAATACAGCAGAAGCGAGCATCTATCAATATGCAAGCGCAGCAGTCTTCTACCCCACTCTTTGATGAGATAGACAAGATAGAGGATAGCTTTACCGATGCACAGAAGCAGTACCTTATGCAAGACAAGGAGTATGTTGAGAGCTTGCAATACGTCTCCAAGCTAGTGCAAGATGAGGAACTTCGCATCATACGCCCTCGCATCGAGGCAACTGAGCAAGGCAAGGACGCTTTGAAGCATCATCTCTCCGTAGTGCAGAAGCTAAAGAAGGAAATGGCTAGAGAGACGGAACAGCAGAATGCCTTGGTCGCTGACTTCATCAAGAACTATCCAGGCAAGACTTGGGAGGAATATCTCGCTATCAGAAGCGGGCAAACAGAAACTAAGAAAGGAGGCAGGAAATGAACGTAACAGAGCTTAAAGAGAAACTGCTTGAATCGGTTGACGTTTGGGCAGACGCAAGAATAGACGATATGGTTAAGGCTAACCCGATGCTAGCCATACCATCAGTGTATATGAAACGTGCGGCGCATAATATCATATCCAAGAATAAGGATAAGTGGGATAAATCGATAGACAACGCTACCCTATTCATCGCCGATGAGAACGGAAACATAGATGCCAACACGATATTTGAAGATATGATGCAGATGCTAAAATCCGTGGAAGATTACAAATTCGATGTAGGTTTTATTCACGGACATATCGATAAAGGCGTTGTGTCTATTGACCTGCCGGATGGAATTGCAACCGCTATCCTCTTTGGAAGCAAGCGAAGCATCAACTTCACAGAGGAGGATTTTGTAGAGTTGAAAGATTTGATAATAGGTTAAAATATATAAGATATGGAAGCAAAAGAGATTATGAGTAAATTTGATGAGCTGTATGGAATGATGGCTTCATCAACCAACGTAAAGTATATGCACACATTCGGAGACACCATGCGTTGCATGATGCAGGATATGGCAGCCAAACACCCAGAGTTGGCGCAAGAGTATCTTGATAAGCTCTGCGCCATCAAATGGAAGAACTATCTCACCAAGAATGAGGCTTTGGATATTATCGGTAAGATGAATCCCGAAGCAACTTGGAATATGCAAGGATGGTTGGACGAAATGGAGAAGTTGGGCTTATGTATGGAGGATAAGCCATATTACAATGATTATGCGCTGTATATAGCCATGAATCAAGTAATAAGCGACCACGGAGAGACCATTGCCATAATAAAGGGCGAGAAATCTCTTTCTGATATAAATGAGGAAGAACTTGTAGAATACGCCTACAAATTAGCCCTTGACCTACTGAAAGATAAGGATGGCGTATATAATATAAGAGAATACTTTTTGAAGTAGATATACTGTTTGAATCATTTGTAAAGAGGAGCTTTTGGTAAGTTCCTCTTTATTTGTTTACACCCGATTATCTATTTTCTTTTGTCTTTCAATTTTAAAAGCTATCTTTGCATCAAAAACAAAATATGGCAGGACAAGTAGGAAATACGGGTACAAGAGCGGCAGGGATGATGCTATTCGGGGATGAGTTGAGTTGTATGTTACTCGATACCCGATGGATGCTCATTGCTATCGTTCTACTTATCATTGCTGACTATCGCTTTGGTTGTGAAGAAAGTAGCCTTCGACATAAAAATGCTTTAGAAAGCAAGAGCCCTCTCCTTGCTGATAGATATGAGTTCAGAGCATCACGGGCAAGGCGCAGAACTGTAAATAAATTTGTGGACTACCTTATCTATATAATGGTAGGTGTATCTCTTGGTAGAGCTTTATTGCCGCAGATTGATATTGATTATATTTGGGGTGGATGGGTTGTTACTGCATTTATTGCGGTAAGAATAGAGATTCCGAGCATAGTAGGACATTTCTTGTTTGTTCGTGGCGTAGCGGTAGAAAAGAAAACAATAAAGGGCTTCATTAAAGCCTTTATCGTAGCTCTTGCTAAATCAAAGAGTGAAGGTGTTGGTGATGCCTTAGAAGAAGGATTTAAAGCAACGGAGGATAAAAAATGAAAGTAACAAAAGAACAAATGAAAGCCATCATGCCGAAAGCTGGAGAAAGGATTGATATATATCTTCCTTATATCAACGATTACGCAGATGCTTTTAATATAAATACTCCACTTCGCATGGCACATTTCCTTGCGCAAGTGGCGCACGAAACCGCAGAGTTGGTACACATGCGAGAAATTGGTAATGCTGACTATTGCCATAAGTATGAGGTTGGTAGGCTCGCAAAGATGTTGGGCAATACTCAAAAGGGTGACGGCTACAGATATAAAGGTCGTGGCTTCTTGCATTTAACAGGAAGGGCGAATTATCAAGCATACACGAACTCAAAGTACTGCAAAGGTAATGTTGTGGCTGCGCCAAAGCTCTTGGAACAACCGAGAGGAGCAGTAAAGAGCGGTATGTGGTATTGGCTGACAAGAGGATTGAATGCCGTAGCTGACAAGAATGATATTGAAGCGGTTACAAAAAAAATCAATGGTGGAACAAACGGCTTGGCGAGCAGAACCAAATATTGGAAGAGAGCTTTGAGAGCCTTTAATATATAAGCTTATGAAATGGGTTAAAGATTTGTTTTATTGTTTATCAATTTCAATGCTTCTGTTTCTTACGACGCAGATAGTTATCGGGTGTACGGCTACCCCGAAGGTGGTTACCCGACAGACTTATATCAGCGATAAGCAGTCACATTGGGATTCGATATTTAATGCTAGACTTTCAGCGACCTTTGAACTCTATCAGAGAACTCAAAGTGAGCTAAAAGAAAATAGCAAGTCTGAAACAAACCATATTAGAGATAGCACTTCTACAATGGTTGATAAAGATGGTAATATTCTCAGACAAGCCAAATATCACTACGAGAGCCATAACTATACAGAGGTATTCGTACAGAAGCTCAGAGATAGTATTTCTTATTATAAATCATATAAGGATAGTCTAAGCAAGTATCGACTCAAAATCGATTCCTTAGATAAAGCTAAACAAGATTCTGTTCCATATCCCGTGTATATAGAGAAGCCGATGAATAAAATAGATGCTGTATTCTATCGATTAGGTAAGGTTACGGCGGTATTCGTGTTTCTCTTCATGGTAGGTATGATATTTTTGGCAATATATAAAAATAGAAAAAGATAAGACATTTTCAATAGTTACTAATATTTATAGGTTTTAGTTTTTTGGTTATAAGATTGTTGGATAACAAAGGCGGTTACTCGTGATGAGCAGCCGCCTTATTTTTTTTAGTACTTCTTGCCTCCGTGATGATACTCACGGGTCTCATTATAGCGCATCTTTAGATTAATGTGCTGTACGAGGTCGATACCTAGTGATTCTGCCCATTCAAAGGTAGCAACGATTATATCATTAAAATAAGCTTCACAGAGCAAAGGATTATCAGAGGTTGTAAAGTTTAAGATACCTCTTGAAATGAAGTACGCATTAACTGTAAAATCTCTTGTTTCACAGAGTTCTACATTTTCTTCATCGGTTGTATATTCCGTTCTACACTTCACGTTTTTCAACCCCATAAGGTCAAATAAACGAATGCAGATGTCTGCCAATTCGCTTTCAACAGTTCCCTCAATATGTTCGCCGTAGAACTTTTCAAGCAAACCTCCGTGGTGGTCGTTAGCGATAACGCAATCAAGTCCACTTTTATCAAGGTCATCCATCCAACGCCCCTTGCGGTCAGCTTGAACGGCTTCCGTAACCTCTGTGCTAATCATCATAACCCAGTGTGCCGTAGGCTTCTTCTCTTCGTGCCATCCGTGTTTCACGGCATTGTTATAGGCACGTTCAACCCATTCTTTAACTTATTTTCCTTCTATTACCATAATTATCTGTATTTATGTTTATTACACCATTTTCCACAATCTGTACATTCTTCTTTATCGCAGCAAAAGCCATCACCATAAACACTTTCGTTAGTAAATGAAACGCAATTACCGCAACAAGGCTCTTCATTCTCTTTTTTCATATAAATAACGTTTTATTGATTCACGCAATAACTTATTTTCATCGGTAAGCTTTCTTACTTCCTCTTCTAACTGCTTTATGATATGTAAATACGACATTTCTTCAAGAGTTTTCATTTTATCAGCTCCAATGAGAATCCTTTCTTCGCAACGTGAACCGCCTTGCCCGTGGCTTTCGCTACCTCAGAAGAGAATAATACGGCATCGCCGTTGTTTGCACTCATGTGAATAAGCACTATCGCTTTCGTTCTTTCCAATTTATTCTCTTTAAGGCAGTTCAGACATCTTTCCAAGCTCATGTGAGTAGCTTTTGCTCTAATGCCAATCTTCTTAGGAATAATACCCTCTCTCACACTCTTATCAACCAAAGAATCCATGTGATTGCATTCGATAAGGATATAGTCAAGCGGAAACGATAGCTTATATTTGATATGATGGCTATCCGTGAGAAAAAGCATATCTCCCATATCGGGATGATAAATGATAAAGCCGCAAGGCTCTTTGGTGTCGTGAACTGTATCGAAAGCTTTTATAACGAAGTTACCAATACGAAACTCTTTAAGCATCGGTATGGCATTGTAATGAAAATCACCTTCCTTAATCTTCTTTTCTTCCAAAGTACCTTTGGTTGCAAAGATATTGAAAGGTCGTGCATACTGAAGAATAAACCCTGCGTGGTCGCCGTGGCTATGAGTAATCAAGCAACCGACAACCTTTTTGAGATTTCCTCCAAGTGCTTCTACGGCATCTTTTAAGGGCATTCCACATTCTATGATAAGTGCTTCATCATCATTCTGTAGGATATACCCATTACCAGAGCTTCCACTACCTAATGTAATTAATTGCATATTCTATACCTTTTTATATATAGGAGAGAGATTTCTCCCTCTCCTATCCGTCATTTTACTGCTGCTTAAACATATCAGGCATTTCCTGCTTACCCATCGGTTTTGCCTTAGGCTTTGTTTGAGCCGCATTTTCTGCGGTCTGAGCGGTTTTCTGCTCTTCGCTTGAGGAATTATTAGCAGCCTTATTTTCTTCCTTATTCTCGCCGTTATTCATATCGAGCGACTGAGTATTGGCTTGCTGTTCCTCTTGCTGCTGAGCTTGTGCGAGCTTCTCTTCGGCAGAAAGCTGCTCAACGTTATTAGCGGTAACCTCAGTATAATCGCCATCCTCCAAGTCTTCCTTAACAGCAAGACCGCAAGTAATCTCTGGGCAATAGGCGTTCTGAAATCTTGTAGCAGCACGATAACGAAGCATCTGCTCTGGGTCAGCTTGCCAGTTGCTACCTTTTTTATCATACCACCCTTTTATTTTTGCCTGGCGAATGGTAACAGTAGAACCTTTAAGTACTTCGCCTTGCTTATCTATTGCATAGGCATAGCAGCCCCAATCGTCTTTTCCTTGCTCACCAACAAATTCATAGCGAAGAGGTGTTGCGAACAATCCACTTGCATTGATACAAGCAATAAGGAATTTAGCGGAGAAAGAAGGCATACCATAAATTACCGACATATTTTGCATAATCATAAGTGGATTTGTGTGAATGCGCTGTGCTAAATCAATAGCAATCATTACATTACCTACGTTCCCTTTAAATGTATCAGGAATAATTGTGGATGCAGACAAAATCTGCGCCATCTTATAGCCAGTATTAAAACTTTCTTGATTTGCGAACATATTAAGTCCGCTAACTTGTGGCTGTGAAACCACGATACCATTTTCTGCCATAATTTATATTTATAAAGTTATTAAATTGATTTAATCTCCAAAGGCTGATCGTAGATGCATTGCAAGTAGATAATCTGCTGTTCAACGGGCACGATGTGTTCTGCTGATTCCTTGCGGTCAACGAACAAAGGTACGAAGATATTTGAAGCCTTAGATATACCGCTGATAATATCAACGCCCATATCAATAACAGTTCCATCATTCGTATTATCGTAGTCAATACCATCCTTATCAATAGCGGTGCAGATTTCCTTCTCATCGTCATTGGTCTTATTCTGCTCATAGAACTTCCAACGAATGAGTGAGAAGTATGAATTTACCTTTTGCTCAACAAGATTAATCTTTGCCTTCTTGTAAGCTTTGATTTGGCTAATAACTTCACCACAATCAGCAATAATCTGAGATAACTCAACAGAGCGATGATTGAGCTTTTCTTTCTCTGTATCAATACGCTTATTAGTCTCCTCACCTGCGATTTGATTAACCAATACATCACGCTGAGAAGTAAGGGTCTTCTTTTTCTCCTTATTCTCTTCGATTGTAGCATCAACCTTCACAACAGGCTTACTTGCTTCAATATCGGCGAGGTCTTTATCAAAGACCACCTTTTCCGCAGCAGCTTCCCAAGTTTGGTTCTGCTTCTCTGTACGCTCGTTAATTAACTTCTGATACTCAGATTGGGCATTCTTTACCTTATCCTCATCTTGTGCTTTGGTAATCTGCTCATAGGTATTAATATTACCTTTGAGGACATTCATCTGTTGCTTAATCTGAGCAGCCTCATTCTGTATTTTCGTGAGTTCATCAGACTTATTCTTATTGAACTCGGCAACGGCGTTATCATATTCTTTTGCCTTCATTTCGTCCGTATAAGGACGACCACAAACTGGACAAACATCTGTTTGCTTATAGTTAAATTTCTTTTCGTTAGCATCATTCCACTCTTTAATCTTGTTATTGAAATTAATAGTGACCTCTGCCAAGGAAACCTTGTATTTTGTATTGGTCTCCATATTTGTAGTATATGCAGATTTAGCGTCATTGAGTTTCGTTGAAGCCGTAGAAATCTTCTTCGTAAGCTCATCAATCGCCTTAATCTTAGCATCTTGCCATACCTTCTGTGCATTCGCAACCTTTACGTTATGCGCTTGCAACTTATTGAGGTACTCTTCCATAGCAGGGTCTTTCTCAGTCGTTCCCTCCAATGCCGCATCTATAGCAGCAATATCAGCATCAATCTTTACCTTCTGCGCTTTGAGAGCAGTAAAATCGGCATCAACTCTAAAAGCCTCTTGTGCCTGAACCTTTACAGGTATCAAATCTAACTCCTCTTCCGCTTTCTTCTTTGTTGCCTTCTGCTGTGTAAGCATATCGGAGAGTTCTTTCTTCTCTTCAATTACGCCCTTATACACCATAGGATAAGGCTTCATCAATTCTTCTTCATTGATTTTGCCTGCCAGCGACATAAGCATTTTACGGCGGTCATCAACCTTATAGGACATAAAGATGTTGATATTAGACAGTACGAGCCATTTATTGAACGGACAAAGTTCTTCAAGTTTGGCGTTGAAATCTTTCTGTGAAAGAGGAACGTCATCGATAAGTCTATCCTGTGTAGTACTTTGCAACTTCTCATCTGCTGTACCCTTATTCTTCCAATTCTCAGAAAGAATACGCTGTACCTTAATCTCTCGCTCATCATTATAGTTAAGTACTACAGTGACAGAGGTTTCAAGATGATGAATAACATCATTATTAATATCAAGAGGTTGTACGGTGGCATTCTTCTTGCTGATAACGCCGAAGATTGTCCAAAGATAGGCATCATAGATAGTTGTCTTACCTACCTTATTTGCGCCACTAATAACCATATTGTGGCTAAAATTAATTTCTTGACTCCGAACCTTCTTGAAGTTCTGTAAAGTCATTGATTTGATTTCAATTTTCATTGTTGTTTTTATTAACGTTAAACGATTTGTATTCATTTCCAGCCCTAGAACCCATAAGCTTAATAGTCAATTCCTTGCGTATCTTATTACAGATAGCATTAACAGCATTAATATCAGCCTTTACGTTCTTTTTTCGCTCCTTATTAGCATCGGATTCCATCTGTGATAACATCTGTGCTCTTTCGGAATCGAACTTCTGTAATGCCTCCATAAGGTTCTGAGGATTGATAGTATTACCTACATATATCTTTCCATATCCTCCACCTACCAATGATTCCAAAAAGTAGGTAAGTTCGCTAGGAGATAGATAATAATAGATACTTCTTATTCGTCTTGCCATGAAGACAATTTGAAGACTATTAACAGAACTACCAGCACCGAGAAGTCTAAAGGTATCTAATAACTGAGCTTTTACCCATTTTAGAGCGAACCCTTCTCCATAATCATTATCTAAAGATGCTAATGTATTGGTATCTTTAAGAGCAGAAGTTAGTGAATATACTGGCTCTTTTCGCTTACTGATTAAAGGATAATTGGTTTCTACCCACTCTTCGAAATTAATCAGCGTTAAAGACCTCTGCTGCTGTTCTTGCGAAATTAAGCTCTGTTCGCTGCTGTTGTTGCTGTACTTCGTCATACTCAGAATATATTTCATCCTCCCAAGCACGGGAATTAAGATAAGTAAGAGGGTGTTTTTGATATACTTTCTGAGTGATTGATGCAACATATCGTGGCGTAGCTGCCATACAAGCGGCTCTATCCTTCTTAGTCATGTGCATCCACTTTTTTAAGCATTTCTGCTTACCGACACACTTACCATACATCTTCCACCATTTTTCAAACTCTTCATTTATAACAGAGATAGATTGTGGTGGGATAATCTCGTAACCTTGGGATTCTAATAATGTGATTGCTTCTTGTATCTCCTTTTCCATATTTACACCTTATTATATATTATATATACTCGCCACCCCAAAATCGAGTAATCTCTGACCCTGCGATAGCAACTTGCCCATTCGGTCTTACAATACTCTTTAGGAATCCACCCTTGATGTAACGATAGATAGTGTTTGCACTAACTCGTAACTTTTCAGCAGTCTCCTTAACCGAATATCTACCTTTCGGTTTTACATCAGGCGGTTCGTTTATCATCATTACCTCCTTTCTCCTTGTTGCGTTTGAGGATGCCATAGATGCTAGCCTCACACGCATATTTGAAGTCACTCATTGTCCGCCGCACAGCCTCAGACTTCTTGAAGCCCTGCTTCATGTAGTTCTCAACTGATTGAACTACCAAGCTTTCTTTTTCTTTTTGAGATTTAATAACCATATTTAACTATAAATTTATATAGAAATTAATATTAAATTATTATCTTTGCATCCGAAATATATCGGTGTTTTATAATTACACCGCAAAATTAATAAAAAAAATTGAGATACTATTATTTTCTATTAATATTTTAATAATAATTAATATAAACGTATGGGTGAACTATTGGAAAGAGCAAAAAAGGTGGCTGAGCACAAGGGAATGTCAATGGCTCAGTTTCAGGAAAAGATTGGTGTGAGCATCAGTCATTTCTATAATACAGATAAATTATCATTGAAGACAAAGAGAGCTGTTTCAGAGGTCTTCCCTGATATTAATGCTGATTGGTTAGAAACGGGTGAGGGTTTTATGACTAACACCGATAAGCTACAGGAGGAAGGCAAATTCTATAAAGTACCGCTTCTTCCCGTTGCAGCGCAAGGTGGTACACCAAACAATTTCGAGTATCAGATAAAGAAGCATGATTGCGAAATGATGATTTCTCCTATTGAGAATATTTCGATGGCAATCACAGTCACGGGGGATAGTATGTCGCCAGAGTACCCAAGCGGTAGTAAGGTTCTTGTGCAGAAGATTAACGAGAAGGCTTTCATTGAATGGGGCAACACCTATGTGCTCGATACAGTAAACGGAGCTATCATTAAGAATGTATTCCAAGCAAAGGGTGATGATACGAAGGTCATATGCCGCTCCGTAAACCCTAATTTTGCAGACTTTACTATTGATGTTTCTGATATTAGAGGATGGTACAGAGTGCGCTGTTGCATTACCATAAAGTAACGTTAAAATACGTAAAACATGCAAATTTCGTGCAAACGCATTTTAATAGAAAGCGTAACGATTTGGTTATCAATAGGTTATTCTACACCATACTGATACAAAAAAAATATTGAAATATTTATGGTGAATATGCAAAAAAAACTATTAAATAGGC